TACACTTCTAGCTTCGTCGGCAGCGTCAGATGTGTATAAGAGACAGACCTTATCCTGATTATATTGATTATATGGACTAGGTATATCTTTAAGCAGTATAGTATTATCCTTAAAGACATCTATGTAAATCTCATCTATGATATCGTTCCATATCTGCGGGGGTATGTCACGCTCGTCCAGATCGTTGGCTGCGCAGTATTTGGCTATGATATCTTTAACGATGCTTATACAATTAGATTGGTCTATAGCTTTAATATCTGCCATGTTTACACCTCCTAGAAAAACAAAAAAGCCCTTTAAACCAAATAGGAATACAAACACTGTATATTATAAATACAGCATAAGTAAAACATATTTGCCTTAAAAGGCTTTTCTTGCGTATAAAACAGCTATTATAAGCCGTCCTGTAAATCTTAATCGTGTAAAGCTCTCGTATGAGCTTATATACATAATATAACACATTTTATAAAAATGCAATAGGTTTTTAAAAAAATATCAAGCAGATAATCGGTTGGATAAACGGTTAATATATCCGCAAATGGAAATTTAAACCAATAGGAAAAATCTGTCTTTAAATTTTGAATTTAAAAACCGTTTTGCTCTTAACAGGAAAATTTTTGTTGTCTCGCGCGTATACGCGATATATAACCTATACTAACCTTACCTAACCTATACTATACTACGGATACAAGCTGTATACATTCTGTATCCAAAACGGTTAAATCGGTTAAAATTTGGAAACATTTACAGGTTTAAAACGGTGGTTTATCTGATAGTTGTATGTCGGTCAGGGTTGGCTCTTGCTCTACAGGCTTAATGATGTACGTCTTCCTTGCGTTTATCTCTTCCTGTAGCTTCAATAACCGCATACGGTTGTCTGTCTCTTCCTCTTCTGTCGGCACATGCTTCTTAAATGCCCCAAAATCAATTTTAATATCGCTGTCGATAATTTTATCGTCAAATTCATTTTCATTCGTCCTAGTCGATTCTGTGACGTTTGAGAGGTATTCTGTATTGTTACATAAACCATAATTAGCAAGCCTATCATCAATACAGCTATTTATAAACTCTGTTATAGTTCTATATCCATGTTCTTTTGCTATATTATTAATATATTCCTTATCTCCTGTCTTACGTAATATAGTTATTCTATCATATTTTTCTTTTTGGTAATCATTGATATAGTTATAAACGGCTTTCTTTTTATCCATAATCCAACCACTCCTTTATATAGTTATAACTTAGTTGTAACTATATATAATTATATCATATATTTCCTTTAAATACAATGTTTTTACATATAGTTATAACTTAGTTATAAATTAGTTATAACTATATATGCATTTTATATATGCATACTATGTATAATGCAAACAAAAAGCACCCTGTCGGATGCTCTTGCAAATCTTTTAAATATGTGGGTCGTATCTTGGAATCGTGTCCATGTCTATAATCTGTACTTGTCCTTTATCGTCCAACTTAAATGCAAACATTATACCGCCCGTGATCGTTACGTCTGGCATATCTCCATTTTTAACAGGTAATACGTTGTTATCCCAAAGATACAGCGTATTATATCCATGTCTATACATGCCCTTTAGGATGTCGTAAAAGATTTTAATTTGCACGCCTTGTTCCCGACTAACCAGATATATATTACGTTGGCTGGTCATGTAAGGTTTTTTAGGGTTTATGCTGTACCCAATCGGCGCTCCAACGTCCTGCCCTTTGCTATATTTGGTTTTGCTTATGCTCTTATCGTACCAATTAGTAAGCCCAGCTGTTCGGTATTCCTCTGCTGTACCGGGAAAGAATATCTTTACAAGTCCTTTATGTTCTAGCCCGAATGCTTTTATATTCTCTCTTACAAAATCCCTGTACCACTCTTTATCCTCTGGTAGCTCTAATACATCGTAATAATTATAAGTGTCTTCCATAGTTAATTTTTGCGTGTTTTTGCAAAAGAATGTATAAATATTATTACTGGTAATTAACTTGCTTTCTACAGGTTTATTCATGGACACAAGACCGCTGTAGTAGTCCATACTGCGATACTTTCTGTTAAATTTCATTCTGCGCTCGTTTATTACAATATAGGTTTTATCCGGATTGACTATTACATAATTACCTACTATTGGCTTATGCCAAGATAACGCCAATTCTTCCAGTTTATCTGACCCGATCATGTCTATTGCTTGATGTATCATTTTTTCTCCTCACGCAAAGAAACCGCATACAATTACGGTTTCTTTGCTATATAGCTTGTTTTAAATCAAATAAATATCTGTTATCTCCACAACAGCATCTCTTAATGCTTCTGCGGCTTCGTCCAAATTTGTATATTCTTCGTATTTTCCAATTTCTGGTTCTACCTTTTCACCGCATTCTACGATTTTAAACAAGTAGTTAATGCCGTCCGTTCCGTTTACCATGTAAGAGCTACTATACTCTTCTCCGACATGGTAATTATATGGGTCTATGCCTGTTTCACTTTCGCCATCCCAGACATCCCAAAGTCTTACAACATCCCCAACCTCTAAATCTGGGATAGTTGTATCTGTACGCTCGCTCTCCTCGATTAACTGCATTGCTTTTTCTACAAACTTATTCATTTTAATCCCTCCTGTTTTTCTTTATCCATTATTTCGATAATTCTTTTTATTCTCTTCTCATCCTTACTCAAAGCTTCTATTTGCTTTTTTGTGGCTTGCGTAAGGATTTTGCTTGCATTGCACTTGTTTTTAACAAGGCACATGTTTCTTATTGCTTCGTCTACCGTATCGCCACGGCTCAAAAGCTCATCTTTGCTATAATGCCCCATGATATATGTAACATCATAGCCATCTATCGCAACTGCTGTTATTTTCTGCGGCGTTGTTCCGTGCCCTTTAAATAACTTGTAATAGTTTCCGTATAGTTCTATCACTGTTATCCATCCTCTCTCTTATTCTTCCGTTCCTATTTAATTTTGAATATCATTTCTGTTATCAAATCAATTAAATCACCCTCGTAATCATCCGGGTTCGTTTCTGTCTCTATTTCATAAAGTCTGAAATATTCAAGCCTTTTCTTCTCTTCTTTTGTCAAGTGGTTTAGACAAATTTCGTAATGTCTAACCGCTTCTTCTTTGTTTTCAAAGACTGTTACATCGTAGTTCTTCTCAAATACATAATATTTCTTTTTCATGTTTTCTTCTCCTTCTAATTTTAAATTTCTATTGACTAATCAAACCAATTATAATACTATATATACATAGCTTTGCTATTGCGTAGCATCCATGATGTGCTACACAGTCGTTTCCGTCAACGGGGAAATGTTGGATTGAAACAATATTTTTTAGAAATTGGTACAGACTAATCTGTACCTTTTTCTATTCCATGCATCCGTCTTTTAAAAATTTGAATCCGGCTGGATTTTCTTCTATCAGTCCTTCATCTTCCAAAAACTCTAAACATTTGCTGTAGAAATAATTCAAGTTTTCTTCCCATGTTCCTATCATCCACTTGGAATGAGTAATTTTAAATTCAGCAAATACATTATATTCTGGATATTTTTTATCAGAAAAGTTAATAGGGTCTGAATAAATGTTACCAGAACTTACAAAAGCATATATTTTTGTAGTTGTCTTACTTTCTTTTTTGATATCCTTGTCTAAATCAATTACATATTTCTTCATGTTTCATTCTCCTCTCTTATTCTTCCTCATCCTGTGTCATGGAATCCCATGCTACAGGGTTTCCATCTTCATCCCACTCTGTTTCCAGCTCTCCACCATCTAACAGGATGGCAAGCTCTTGTTCCGTATAATCCTCGCTGCTTTTCACAGCGTTGTTTTTATAAAGACACCCATCTTTGTAGGTGTCAATCGAAAAATTTAAAACTGTCATAGTTTCCGTCTCCTCTCTCTTTGCTTGTTTCCTGTTCCTTGACTATACTGTATCATATTAGTGCTTAATTGTCAACACTTAATTAGTGCTTAATTCAAATTATTTTTTCATTTTGTCCATTCTTTCCAGTTCTTCCAATATTAACTGTCTTGCAAATGCGCTTGTTTTTAGTCCATATGCATTTATTCTGTCTACTGTGCCTTGCGGTAATATTATGTTTATTCTGTCTCTGCTTTCCATACATTTTTTTACTGCTTGCCTGTTTTTTAGTGCTTTTTCATTTTCCGTTACTGACATGCTTCAAACCTCCTTTGCATTGTTATAACTACATTATATATATTAGTGCTTAAATAGTCAATAACTTTTTAGTGCTTAATAATGATGCACAATTTCTGATATAATATTAGTGCTTAATTTTGTGTGTTTTGTCAATATACATTAGTGCTTAATTTATGTATAATACAAGTATCAAATGAAACACAGAAAGAGAGGACGACAACATGAGAATAGTAAAAATTGAAAACAACAAAATTTATAGCACTTCTACACTTTGTGAAAAAACTGATATTTTTGAAATCGTGGAAAAAATTCCTGTCGGCTTTTTCGTATGGAATATCGGCGAAAACATGGGAACACATGAATATATTCCAGTTTGCGAAGATTTACACCCAGAAGACAAAGACAATTACGAGATCAACACGGCAACACTTAAAGCCGTAAAAGTTGCACCGGATGAATGGGAAAAACTCAACAAAGCGGCATCTTGGGGAGTTGGAAACCTCAAGCAAGCAGAAAAAGCCTTAAAGAGCAAACGCCACGGCTACACGTCCGAAAGAAAAAGAGCTGCCGCAGAACTCACAATTGAAATTTTCCGCAGAATTTGCGAATAGCCGAAACGCTCCGATTTTGGAGCGTCAGCCGTGGGATGGTCTCCCGGCTCTGATGATGGCAGACCAGAAAACGAAAGAGAGGTTTTGAACATGGAAAAATTAAAGAGATTGCAGAAAAAGTTATCTGGATGCGGATATGATGCAGAATTAATTACTGTTTACAACCGCAACGGCGAAGATGTTCCTGCATTGCGTATAAATACAGACTACGAAGGACAGTACCCAACTAAAGAGACGCACACGAAAATAAATGAGATTAGAAAATTGTGTAAAAATCACGTTACAGAATGTCGTGGATTTTATACCGCTGTATTTATTTACTAAATGCGAATAGTCGAAACTAATAAACCCAAGTGTTATACAGGAATTAGAAAACAGCGGATATTCTGTATATTATTCGGATGCCTGCGAACTAGGCACAAAATACGACTATAGCAGTCGTAAAGAATACAAGATAAATATTTAGAACGATTTTATAAATTACTGGGGTAAGAATTAACTTTACAGTATATGTATAAAATGATATAATTTTCAGAAAAAAGGAGAGGTGTAACATGACAATCAGAGAATTTGCAGAACAGAACAAAGAAAAGTATGCTTGCATGGACTACGTGCTTGCAGATGATGTGATTGATTTACATAATCAATCAGTTCCAAAGGAAGAAAATAAGGATATCGACGATTGCGAAGTTGTCGATATGAACATGTACGAGTACATACTGTACTTAGAATTAGATGACCGTGCATGGGAAGATTTTGACGAAACGGACGATGAATTAAAAAAACGTATTGAAAAAATCAATGTGGAAAATTACGAATACAGCAAAGACGACAAATTTGCCGTTATCTTCGCAAATGAGTAGTGATAATACGCCCAAAAAGGGCAAGAAAAAGCCTGTTATAAACCCATTGACAGGCAAAGAATTTAGGTCTGAATTAGCCCTGTGCCAAAGCGCAGGGCTACCTGTGCATACTTACTATTACAGACGTAGCAACGGCATGTCTATAAGAGAGACTTTGGAAAAGGGGTACGCTTCCAATAGACCAATCCCATGTATAGACCCACGGACAGGCATAGAATACAAATCGGAACGTGCTCTTTGCCAAGCATTTGGAATTAAAAGACCGACATACGAGCACAGAAAAAAAAGAGGATGGACGTTAGAAGAACGGATATACGGGAAAGAACAAAAAAGTAAAAGAGGGGAAAAATTAAATAAATAGTTTTTAGAGTGGACAAGCTCCGCTCTTTCCCCGGTTTCCCGTTACCGTACAGTGCTGTGTGTGCGTTATCCGTTCATGTAGCCGTATGCAGCAACCGTACCTTGACAAGTACATAAAACAGGCGTAGAGTGTTTATAACTATATACGTGCTATAAGTGTACCCTGTTAGCTTTAAACTGCCTTACAGTGGCTTACAGTGCGTTCTGTTGGTATATCCGTTATGTGTCTATGATCTATAGCAAACAGATACACGCGCTTTAGCATTGTAAAGTTTTGCATTCATTTTCTGGTCGCAATCTTGCAAATATTGCACATAAATCTGGTCACGTTTTCAAAATGGTTTTTCCAGTCCAAAAACCACCCCATGGGGGCATCAAAATTTTTCCGAATGTTGCGGAAAATCAGAACAAAATTTTGCTTCAAAACCGTTCTGAAAATCCCAGTAAGAAAAGTACCCCAGGGGCGGTCAAATTTGTTTCAGAATATTTTTTTCTCATAGAGATTTTTAGGTACACATCTTTTTTCAACATTTTTCTGCGGAAATTTGAAATTTCTTTGCAAAAATCAATCTCAAATTGCATTAGTACGCAACTTTGCCAGCAAATCATCTAAGAGATATATTATCTCTTTTCCATAATCAGCCATGAAATTACACAATCGTTCTTCTAAATCTATAGGTATAGACACATCATGTGCAAAGCACATAACATGAGTTAGTTCATGACAGATTACACGTTCTGTCATGTATGCAGACATACCGCTTGCGATTGATACTGTCTTAGTGTTGTTGTCTGTAACTCCAAATGTGTACGCTCCGTCACTGCGCTGTAAGTCTTGGCTATTGGCAGGAACAAAAGCTAATTTCCATGTTTGACCGTTTACCGTAAAATACATAGCATACTCCTAACTAAAAAGGCTAGAGTTATTAGCCCTAGCCTATTTTCTTACATCTTAGCCGCAAGTGTGGTAATCCTTGTCTTTGCCATTTGCCGCTCTTCTGGTATCATATACGGCAGCAACTCTGTCAAATCCTCGGATAATTCTTTCAGATAGCTTTCCAAGCTGTGCATATTGGCTTCTTTGTCCTGCGGGGTAGTTCCTTTGTGCATTTCCTTTGTCTCCATGTAGCCTTTACGCATCATGCCAGCTTTGCCCTCTCTGCTGTCTCTCATACCGCCGTCTTTGTGCATGGGTTCTGTCTCGGTATAGTACATACGTCCTCTTGATGCCCTGTCAAGGTCACGCATACGCTCACGTTCAGACATGGAATCCCAGTCCTGCAAATCTTCCATGTTCATCATGTGCATATATGGCGGTTCTTCATAGCCACGTCTGCCAACGTAACTACCTTTGCCTTTAGGCGCATATCTGCCAGTAGTCTTATAACGGTAATCGTCATAAAATCTGCGGTCAAGAATTCCCAGCGCATCTTCAACGCCAGATTCTTCCATGATGTTTGTCAATGTACGGTAATACATGGCTTCCGCAAGGTCTTTAAGCATATCCGTTACTTTTCCCATCTCATCCGTATTCACGTTCTCAATGCCTTTTTCAAATTCGGACTTTGCACATTCAGACAGTTTTTCAATCATATCATGCATTCTCTTGATATCCATAATATACGCCCCCTTATTATGCTTCCCTTGTTGCGATTAAGTTACTGTTCTGCACCTGTATTGTCTGTGCAGACGTATTTTCAACAGATACTGTGCTACAGCATCCCTTTGGAACATCAATGTATGCCTGTGCGCTGACGTTAAAAAGATTCTCGACAGCCGCAGGGCTAACTATCATTCTTGTTGACTGCAATGGTTCTCCGTCTACAGAAATAGCAAGTGATATGGAATCCACTGTACCGCCTGTAGGTATCTGTATATTCCCCGAATATCCCACAAGATATCTTGCCCTGCACTGGTTTGTGATTCCCCTTAATTTAATGATTCCACTGCCCTGTCTATGAACAATGCAATTTGTACCGTTTACTGCTGTTTCTGTGAAAGCTACATCCTGTCCAGCTTCTACCGTCTGTAATGCAATTGCTGTAATTTCCATAAATTTACCTCCATAAAATTGAAAAGGGCAGACTATACTGCCTGCCCTTTAGTTTCCTGTAACACTGCTATACGCAGACATAATCTTTGATTAAGTTACCGATATTCTGTTGTTAGCATCCACAGCCTGTATTGCATCCACATCCGTTGTATGCGTAACCGTAGAGGTTAGATGCAGGGAATGCCGGTACAGGTGTCGGTCTTACAGCGTCAATAATCTGGTTTGTCTGTGCGCTCATGGCTGAAGTCAGAAGTGCGTTCTGTCTATCCTGTGAAGCAGCTCTTCTCAAATCGTTATTCTCTGCCTGTAAGGATGCGATCTTGTCATTCGTCAGGAAGTCCAGAATTGCTCTTGTTCCTGCCTGCTGGCTGTCGATAATGTCTCTTGTATTGCTATTCATTGTGTTCTGTAAAGCACAGGTGTTAGTTGCTAAATTGTAATTAACTCCCTGGATAGCTTCACGGGTTTCACAGCAACAGTTAGCAAGCTGTGCCTGCAAAGCATTTGTATTCTGCATATTAGCAACCGTATCAGCGTTGATAGCCTGCTGGATGCCGTAGCCGGTCTGTAAAATGTTTGTGTTGATGCCATTCATGCCGTTTTGTACTGCATAGAATCCGTCACAAAGTCCGTTTGTAATGCCATCAAGTTTTGACACAACCGCCTGATTATCAAATCCTCTCTGTAAGTCAGCCTGTGTAACTGCACTTGTTGAGTATGGTGTCGCTCCACCATTATTGCCATTTCCCCAGCCACCGAAGCCGCCGCCCCAGCCACCGAAAATTGCAAAAATTACAACTATAAACCAAAGCCATCCACCGTCAGCCCAGTTACCGTTGCCATTTCCGTTGCCATCAATGTTCGCCACAAGCGGAACGGATGCACAATTGTTTGAAAACATACTTTTTACCTCCATTAAATTTATTTCTAATCTTGCAAGAATTAGCTGTTATAAATGAAACTGTTTTTTAATTTGGTTCATTGCTTCATCAGGATTCAATCCCTTTTCTTTGCACAGATTCCTAGCCATCTGCTCAATGCCCTTGGTGTCTCCGTTCTGCGCCATCTGCATAGCGTTCTTGGCTATTGGATTCTGCATTAACTGGCTGTTCCCCATAAGCTGTTGTACCATCTGCTGTTGGTTTCCACTTTTCATCATTTGCATTAACTGCATAGGATTAAACATACTTAATCATCCTTTCTCTGTGACTGTGAAGTTTTTCTTTGAGATTGCAAAGATTTTTCTAATTGACCTAGCCTGTCAGATATTTCCTCGAATTTATCCATAATTCCCTGTGTTGCTTCATCTGATAGATCGCATTTCAATTTTTCTGTATCGGTCGGTACATTCTTAGGTTCATTATCCAAAACAGGCTTGTAAGTAACTGTGCGGATTGTACCGTCTGCATTCCAACTCTTGGCGTACACTTCTGACAGGTCCTGCTTTGGGAAAAATGCAACACTCCCGTCCATAGGTACATCATTTGCTGTTATCTGACTCATCTCCGCAATTATTTTCCCGTTAATTCCCTGCACAATCTGATTCTGCTGGTATGTATTTGGCATGTTCTGCTGATAATCTATTGCTCTGTTTTGCACCTGTGCCAGTGGGTTATAATACTGCGGATATCCCTGCTGGTTCTGCTGTAGGTAATATGGATTCACATACGGTTGCATATTGGTTCTCCTTTTTCAACTTTTCAGTCTCATATAATATGTTTGTATCATCATAAGATAGGTATTTAGTAATCTGTTCCTGTTGATTGCATATTCTCATTAACATCTTTTAATACTTCCTGTATCGCATGGGTCATGGCTACTTGATAGATTGTCGGTATCGCCTGTACATCTTCCCTAGCACATAACTTTTCTATGATTTCGTCCGTTTCAATATTCATGGGTTATTCCTCCCTTTGTAATTATCATAAAACAAAAAGAGCCATTAATAGCGACTAATAATTGCCACTATAATGACTCAAAAGTGTAGTAAATATGCGCATTAGCACTAACCCAATACCGCAGGTATGGTACTATTTTACTGCTAAATTAATATACCTATATTAGCAGTAAATATATACCATTGGATAGCATTATAGTAGTGCTAAAAATCTTTCAATTTTATCTCAATATTTCCATTGCTAATTACGATTTTTTCAATTATACTTTTTAGTAACATATTTTTTTGTTTCTTGTCGATATCTTCCCAAATGTCGGCAAGATTTTTTATGTTCTTAAATACATTTTGTCTAGTTTTATTTGTTTCTATTGCAGATTCTTCCTTGATCTGTTTACGGATATCTTCTATTACTTTCTCAATTTCTTTAATCATGCTGATAACATCATCATTGCCCTCTGCATACAGGTTATATAGCCTTTTACGCTTAGTCTGCTCTTTTTCTAATTGCCCTTGCAATATTTCCAACTTAGACTCTTTTACTCTTGGCTTATAGTCTGATATATTAGCAGATATTAAAAGTATTTCGTCCTCTACAGCTTTTTCAATATCCGAAGCCCATTCCAATGTATTATTACAGTTTGGATTGTGGTTAGGAAGATAATGCAAGTCCTTGTTCCTGGAACAACAGTAAATCTTATGCTTTCCATGCGTCCACTTCTGATACCTCATAGCGCATCCACAGATTCCACAATAGCACAAACCTGTCAATAAGTTAGTTTGGATGTTATGGCAACTTGCCCTTTTGTTTTTCCTTATTGCTCTGAATTGTTGGGCTTTTTCAAACACTTCCTTATTAAATATAGGTTCATGCAATCCATGATAGATATTCCCCTTATACGGTATCATTCCAATGTTTACAGGGCTTGTGAGTACTTGTTTCACAACAAATTCGCTTTTAAATCCTAACATATCACGGATTTTTACGTCTGAATATCCTTGCAAGAATAAATCCATTGCTTTGTTTGCCTGTTCCTTGCGTTCTGGAATTGGTATAAGTGTTCCTGTATCTTTGCTGTATGTATAGCAGTATGGAAGATTCCCACCGCCCATCCAGTAGCCTTGCTTGACACGCTCCAACATTCCACCACGCATGCGCAATAACATTGTATTCTTGTCCAGTTGTGCAAATACCGCCATCATCTGTGTATAAGCCTGCTCCATAGGATTATCATAGCTGATACTGTCATGTACACACTTAAATTCTACGTTGTTCTTTAAAAACACACGTTCAATCAGATAGATACCGTCCACCATGCTACGTGATATCCTGTCCAGCTTGAAAGCAACAACATAGCCTACACGCTTACGATCACAGTCTGATACAAGCCGTTGCAATTCTGGTCTGTCCATATTTGCGCCTGTGTACCCATCATCAATGTACCAATCTGTAATTACCAGTTCATTTTTTCTGCAATAGTTTTCAATATCTCTCCTTTGGCTGTCTAATCCGTTTCCCTCTTCTGCCTGTTTCTCTGTAGAAACACGCATATATGCGACACATTCCATTCTCATTCCTCCATCAGATATAAAAGAATGCGCCATATTCACTACTGACGCATTCTACACTATTATCAATTTTTCGTCAATTAATCAGTTCCGCAATCAGTTTCAAAACCTCTGACGGCAAAACTACATCTTCTGGATTAATTTCTTTCCCATTCTGTGTAAGCACAACTGTCATATAGTCAAACCTCCGATTCTATTTATTTTTGATTTTATTTTTTCAATTCTTCGGCTAACTGTGCGATTACACGCATTTGTCTTTTGTGCTATTTCTGTAATAGTCTTTCCTTTTGTCAACATTTTAAACACTATTAATTCTTCTTCTGTAAAATTTGCGCTTTCAATGATGCTTTCAAGTTCTGGTCTTGTAAGCTCTGAAAAACGCACTTATTAGTTCACTCCTCTCCTATTTACTTTTTGCACATTCATTACAGTAAAATGCATCCTCATTTCCATAATAAACGCCATTTTGATAACTGCCTTTAATGCAACGTATTTTTCCGTCCTGACCTCTCTGCTCTGTCAGAATGTATTTACCACACTTCTTACAATTAATATCCTGTTTTTCTGATTCCATAAAATTATCTCCTAAATCTCAGTTTAGATGTTCATAACACCAGATTTCCATCCTGCTTTTTTAGCCTCTTCTGAAAGAATCTCATTTTCTTCAGCTATAGCCATACTTTTTTTAGGTTTACATCTTCTTTTCTCTGTACATTCTTTATTTAGCCTTACACACCATCCACATGGTGTTTCATATTGGCAAAACATTGTTCCAAACATATTACATTCCTCCGCTAAATCCTTAGTTTAGTTCATCGAGACTTTCCTGCAATTCTTTGTAGTAATTGATTTGATCAATGCAATGATTATCTAATGTATCAATCATTTCTCTCTTGGCATCTTCTAGTGTTTCTGCTTCCATTGACTCCATATGACCATCAATTACTGACTGCCATCCTATCTCTTTACCACAGTAAACAATACTGCCTATTGTAATGCTGCCATAAAAAGCGACTATATCAAATTGCCTTTCCCAGTTATCCTGTTCTGGATTAACTTCTTTCCATTCCATTGTACACATACTTTCACCTCAAATTCTTACCAAAGTGGTACTCCTATATTGGATGTAATATCTTCGCAATCATCACAATTATCGCATTCACCGTCACAGCCTACATTGTCAATATCTTCCTCGTCCATATCGGAGCACCACATATTCATTACTTTGCACCATTTCATAGTTGTCTTACTCCTTGTCTAAATCCTTATTCCTGTGTTTTTAACACATTCAAGATACCAACTACTGCTTTATCCCAGAATACATTTACAAAATCCTCAACAGTGCAAATCGTGTCTCCGTCCCAATCTACGATAGTGGAATCATCTACTTGGCATAATTCACACCCAGATTCTTTCAACACTTCGTTTGCACATTCTGTCACAACCGTCTGCGTATCGGCATAGTCACAGCCTCTGTTTAAAATATCCTCAAGTTCTTCTATTGTTTTCTTTGATATTTTCGCCATTCTTCTACCTCCGCTAAATCCTTAGTTAGTTAAAATATTCTTTTTTCCAAACACTCTATGTATTTTCAAAACATAGTATTTACAATCTTTCTCTGCGCCCCAATCTTCTTTACCATACCCCTCGCTTATTGTACATTCGGCGGTAAACTCTGGCTTATCATTTCCATAACCATTACGGAAAATAATATTTTTCGGCTGATTATTCCACACTATCGTAGGTGTATCAAGAGAAAAATCGTAGTGTTTACCAAAATAATTTTCAAATCTCTTTTCCCAATAAGGTTTGATTTCCCGATATTCTTCGGTTTTAACACCCGACAATTCCATATCGAACCATTTCTTTTTTAAGGTCAAAACCAAATCGCTGTTATGATTATATTTGTATCTGCAATGTGGCGAACAGAACAGTTGGTCTGACCGATTTGTATAAAAATGACAACCACAAGCAAAACAAGTTTTTCTCATTATTGTCCTTTCCGCTATTCAGCTAAATCCTTATTTAGTCTAATACTCACTATCGCATCTGCTTTCAATCACCATACCAACAATCAGAACAATCACCGTCAGTACAGCTTTCCATGCATCACTCATTTTTAATTCCCTCCCAGTCGATTCTCTGACCGCAATTTTCACAATACTTCTTTTTCCTCTGGTCATGAATCCTGCCATGTACAATAATTCTTTCTCCAACAACCGATTTGCATTTAGGACAACGCCAGAAATTACTTTCAGTCTGTTTTATTTCTCCATGCCCATCTGAATAATCAATAGCCATACAACCTTTTTCATACATACTTAAAATTGGCTTCTTTCTGCTCTGCTTCTCTCTTGCTTCCAACAGGGATTTAAAGGTAAATTCCTGTTTTACGCATTCATCCTCAAACTGTATATATTCCCTAATATGGTCTACTGTCAGATTTCGCTTAGATAATTCAGATTCAAGTTCTTTATACTTCTTGGCTGTTTCAAGTGCCTGTATTGCCATATCTAATGCTTCGTTCAAAATATAATAACCGCTTGTATGCTTGTTATCTTTTATTGCCTTGATTGCTTCATTCTCTGTCATTCATTCCACCGCCTTTCACAATCTCGATTGCTTTACAAATAACTCCTCTAATCCCAAATTCCTCGATATCATATCTTCTTTTTAGTTCTTCCAACTGTTCCACAACCTTGTCCACATCATAAGCCGTCGGATATTCTTCTAGTAAATACAATACTGCATTTGTATTCACTAAAGTTCCATTGCTTAAAGTAACCGATTTTAAATCTTTCTTTAGTGCATCTGCATCAATCAGTCTCATTATTTTTCATCTCCTATTACCCTCCAAATACGCCGTTGCATCTTCATGTCCTGCCAGTCTAAGCGCATTAATGATACCTGTTACCTTGTCCACATTTCCGACTCTTGCATACTTCTTGAAAGCGTTCTTGAATGTTCCTGACTGTTCAAATAAACAATGGACTTTCATTCTAAATCTACCAAAAGGAAACCTCGGTTTTATGTGCGCACAACCTATTCCTTTCTTTGATTTTTAGTTAGTTACCGTGGTTTTCTTCCTGTATGAAAATACTCGTCATAAGCGTCAACTGTATCGCGTATTTCAACCATAGCCATATCAAGTGTTACATCTTTTTTATCCAAGGCTCTTTCTGCATAATCTTTAATTCTCATCATTAAAGCCTGTGCCATTACTATCTTTGCATTGTCACTCACTCTGAATCACTCGCTTTCTTATCATTAACAATCTTTATTTTTCTGCCACAAGCATTGCAGTAAATATCAATGCCTGTCGCACAACTAAGCCTTATTTTTCCACAGCCTGTATTGTAAATAGGCATTCCATGTGGTGTATCAACAATCTTCCATTCACAGAATTTATTTTCTTCTGTCTCTGCAATTTCAATGGCAAAATCAAGTATTTGTTCGTATTCCGCATAGTCATTTTCTTTGTATGCTTTCTGCAAATCTCTTAATTTGTCTGCGATTACACCCATTAACATCACCAACTTTCAATAAATCCATAAACGCTAAGATTTGTTCGTCTCATTCTTACCTCTCTTTCTGACCGATTTTTCCGTTCTTATCGCAGTCTATCGGTGTACCAACAGGTAAATCATTCACATTCATGTTATTCCCAAGTCTTTCTCTATCTTGCCATAATCGTAATTGTTCTGTTCTTTACAATTAAAGCTGTTCCTGCTATAAGCAGTCTTTTTCTCTTTCGTCTTGGAATCCTGTATGCACCTTGTAACCATTTTAGATTCATCAAACGTGTATGCCTTATTCTTTTTCAAGCCCAACATGGATTTTTCCTCAACGTAATCAGTCGGCACGTATCGGTCAGATTGTATGTAATTATGCATCTTCCAGTGCTTTATCACGATGATTCCACTGTCGAATGTCAGTACAAATGACTTAGCAATCAACAGTCTAAAATCATCATCAGAAGCACCGCACATCCGTTGAATCTTCTTTGGATTGTTCACAAATCCGTCATCATCCGCATTCATGCAAAAGTGAAAGTATAACATCTGCGTACTACTTGGCATTTCCAGAAACGCATCACTTTCTGTTATCTTCTTCGTGAACATTCTTCGCTCTGCCGTACTAATCACTTCCTTACTTCAAGTTCTTTGTCTTAATTAATGTAAAAGTTCGGGATTGTCAAAAATGTTGCCGATAACTTCAATTTCAAAGCTCTTAAAGCTCCATAAATCCCACTTGGCACCGATTGAAAATACATCTGATTTGACGCAAATCCAAGAGAACTGATAATAATTGTTCTGCCAAAATGCTTTGTAAAGATTTCCGTGTTCATCTTTTACAATATCATTTTCCCAGATCAGATTGCCGTTCTTGTCCTTTAATCCTGTGCATTGGCAGATTGTATCTGGAATTACTTCGTGCATCACAATTATTCTTCCGATCTCATTCTTAACATTTACAACATTGCCCACAGGATGTATGTAATACTTTCCATTGGAAACAATAAGATTTCCAGTAACCCAAACATTGTTAAATTCTCCTTTTTCTTTTGGAGTTGTCTTAGCTTTATACAGATATCTGTCTTCCATATTCTCTCCTACTCTAATACCTTGATATTTCTATCTTGCTATTCAATATGGTATTAAGTTCATTGCTAAGTAAATCAAACTCACGCTTCACTAATGATTGCGCTTCATTTATCGCAGCTATTACAGATGTACTGTTTAATTTTCTATCCACAATACCTAGTGTTTGACAATTCATGTATAATGTTTCCCCGCAACCGCATAGTGTGTGAACACATATATATAATCTTTTGTTGTCACCTCTGTAGATAGTTCCTGTTTCAACTGGCTCTCCATATTTTGCATTGCTTATGTATTTCATATTTTCTCCTATTCTGCTTCTGATTGAAGCCATTTCTCTATTTCTGTTACCGAACACATTGCAATGCCGTTCCTAATAGTCTTAACGCTACCCTCTTCATAAGTTTCTATTGAACATATAAAATCAAGCAACTCTTCATCCGACATGTTCCTTATCCTGTCGGCATTTGTCTGCTTGCTATCACATCTGCGACAAGGCTCATTATCTCTTAAATCGCTGTTGTGCTGGCAGTTACAAGTGTGCGCCTTTTCTTTTGTAGCTAAGTCAAGGTAATATTTCAAATCTTTTATCAAACTGATAGTTCCGTAGAGTTGTTTTTCCTCAAGCATTTCAAAAACTTCCGATATTCTTCTGTCAAAGTCACGCTTGTTTACACTTTCAAGAATCTTACCCATTTTCTCCACCTCCAAACTCTTCAACTCTTGGTTCATATGGTTTAGGCAACTTCATCCACGCTATTACCTTGTCGTCAATGGTAAAATATGAATAGTCATCGGGTGAATAATCGCACACCTCATACCAACCTTGTGGAATCCAATATGAATCATCCTCTTCTGAATATTCCCAATCATCAGGAACACCATCACAGATATTCCATCCCATATCTTCAACAGTGCAACGATGGTATGGGAAGTACACCGCCTTAATCACTCTCCTATAAAGTTTTCCACCATATCCTATGCGTTCTACCGTTGTCAAAACTTCATCTGAACAATTTTTATTCTTACATTTGGGTACTGTATTTTTATTCCACTGAGCCATTTTCTCCACCTCTCAATTCTTTCAACTTCTTAAATTAAGTCCGCCGCACCTAATACAATAAAACTTTTTATATCCTCTGGCATATTCACACAAATAACCACAATGTCCGCAATATTCTCTTCCGTTACTACCAAATGATGTTTTTTTAGGTTCTGACACATTTTTTCTCTCGAACAACTCTCCATGTTTGCAATCTATACAATAACCATAATCTTCTTTATACTTGCAAATATTACAATCAATCATTGTCATACCTCAATTCTTTCAGTTTTGCTTCGGCTTCGGATTTTGTGAGAAATACGGTTTTACCAAAATTCTTCAAATTTGTTACAATCCAATCAAGGCTATATGCTCTCATGTCTTGCACATAATTTTCTTTTTTGCTGTCACACTCATACTCGCACCCTTGGCAACTATATTCGTCAAATTCCTCATTGCTAAATGTGCATTTAGTGTATCTGTTGAAAATACAATAAACTGCATCTCCCACTTTACAAGGCAACTTGATAAGTCTGCCCTGTTCCTCTAAATTCTCATAATCAGCAAGTTTTTTAACCATATCTTCAACAATTCCGCAATTGCAACCGCTGGTAATGCATCCAATGCAATACGTGCTATATGGAATTTTTACTCCTGCGCAAGAATTTTCTCCATATTTTCTGTTTGTTAATCTCTCCATTACTGCTCCTTTCTGCCATTTAATCGTTCTCCTCATATGTATTTTCAGAAATCAAAGCCATAAACTTCTCATACTGCTTTTCAGAAACTTTATTACCCTGTTTCTCTGGCTTTAAACGAATTTCAAGGTGCTTTTCTGCAATACTGGATAATTCCCTTGCAAGGTTGATTTTCCCTTGTCTAATGCCGTCACGATAACCCTTAGTGGGTCTGTATTCATCAATCTTGGCTTTTCCCTCTCCCTGGCTACCGCTTGTCTTGTTACGCAACTGATAGCCATAATCGGCATAGGTTTTAATATAGTGCTGTTCCTGTTTATCCAATTCTGATATTGGGAAATTAAGAAACCCGATTTTCCAACCGTTAGGGTTATCATCAGCGTATAACCCATGTTTTTTTAGACTAAGGTCTATATGCTGATACCCTACAAGATGTTGTGCAAGTCTTTGCAAAATATGTACTGCCTGTCCGATATAAGCGTATCGAAAGCCGTTTTCATCAGTTCTTGTCAAGAAATAGATACCGCTTTCATCCGTAAGGCTAGGGTTTACTTCCAGTAACCGTTTACGGTTCTTTGATTCTATTGCATATCTCTGTCTTGGATTCTGCAAGATAAACCACGCTCCCTTTTAGTTAAATGGTAATTCTTCATCTATTCCATCTGGTATATTCATAAACCCGTCCCCACTTGGAACTGCACTTCCGTTTTCCTGTTCAATGCTGCTGCTCTTACTTTCTGCAAACTCGATTGATTCAACCATACAGTCGTTTGTATAAACAGTGTTACCGTCTTTGTTCTTATAGCTTCCAGTCTGCCATCTGCCATGAACTTCAAACTTTACGCCTTTTCTTCCGTACTTTTCCACAAATTCAGCCATTTTTCCAAATGCTGTACAGTTGATAAAATCTGCATTTGCCTGTCCGTCCTGTTTGAATCTGCGATTTACTGCAAGGCAGAATTTTGCAAATGGCTTATCTGCCGCATACCTTACTTCTGGCTCTCTTGTCATTCTTCCTGATATATCTACACTGTTCATTGTATGTCTCCTTTCTCTACTGCTTCTAACTGTTCTCTTAACCATTTCACCTGTTTTTCTACATCAGATATTTTTTTATTAATTGTTTCAGTGAAAATACTTCTAGCAAGAAAATCATCTTTTTCAAGCAATATAACAGTGTCCCCCATTCGTTTACCAATATATTCTTTACTTATTTTTCTACAATAAAAATCTCTAGGGCGTACATGCAGCAAATAAGTCTTGGGCTTCTCGTCAGCTTCACACTCTTCAAACTGAATAAATAGTTTACCATTATATGGTTCTTTCAGTGTATAAAAATACAATTTCATTGATTTAATCCCTCACTTTCTCCTAAAACGGACATTCATCCGCATTTCTAAGTTCCCATTCCATACCGCCCTGTGCAACGCTCACATTTGCACTAGGAACGATTTTCTTAATCTCTTCAATAATTCTATCCTTATCGCAAGTTTCTTTCGCTGTGTGGCATAATATGACGTTCTGCAATGCATCTGACTTATTTGTTTCTACAATCCCTTTGCAAGTTTCCAGTTCGCAATGACCTAGAATCTTATGCTCGTAATTTGGGATATCCCTGTCCACCATATCCGCTATGTAGTTGCACTCAATCAACATGTGATCTACCGCCTGTTTCCTAAAATTGTAAGGGCAATACTCCATGTCGGTCATGTATAATAGCTTCTGTCCGTCTGCCTTGATGTAAAATCCGTAATTGGTAGTTCCGTTATGTGGCAACTTGAAACACTGGATTGTGAAACTACCGTATTTCTGCATCTTCGGATTTTCTTCTTCATATGGTTTCCATACTGGGATTCCCATTTTCTCTATTGCGTCTGCGCTTTTGCTGTGGTCTTTATGGGTGTGTGAAACCGCACACCCGACCACATTTCTGATATTCCAGTCCAGTCCTCTCTTGATATCCATAATCGGCACGCCACAATCAAGAATAAGGGATTTACCGTTGGAATCTGCTAGTATGTAGCAGTTGCCTTGTGAACCACTGGAAATACATTTAAGTTTCGTTTTAACTACACCTCGATTTCATCATCCTGTGGGAACTGAAAAACAGCATTGTTAATGTATTCTACTTTTGACGGTTGATCTTCTGCTCGCACCACAATACCGCATTTCTTCAATCTTTCAAATTCCCTTGCCATATCTTCTGAAACATCAACATTCTGCATTACGATAGGCATACCAATATGTGTTTCTCTAAGCATTTCCATAGACCTTAAAGCCTTTTCTCTTGACGAATACATACCAAGTAGTACTGCCTCATCATTGGGCATATTTGCCTTTACTGAATATCCATTTTTTTTACTTATCCAAATTACAGATAACTCATACGGAATATCTATTGTTCCGTCCTGTGAAATTACTCTCATATCCTATTCCCCCATAAAACTAGGTGTTTCTTCCACCTCTGTTGCATCTGTGTCAATTGCTTCTGTTTCTTCTTGGAAGTCTACTGTGTTGGCGTTCTCTGCAATATCTTCCTGTGCCAACTGATAAACTTTGTCCATTTCAATCTGCGCCTGTCTTGCCATAGGGTCATAATTCTTAGGATATTTACGTGTTGCATTGTTACACATCTTCCTCTGAATCATGCTTTCTGGCGTATCAAGCCATGCACCGCTGATATACGGTCTGGCTACTTCACACTGCAACATATCATCCACTGTCGCACACGCTCTTAAAGCATCTAAGATTTCATTTTTCTTAGCCTTGATTTCCTCTTTCTGCTTCGGAGTTGCCTTGTATCTATCCTCACAGATACCAAACGTGGCATTAATCATGTTTTGCTTGACGTGTGCTAAAAGGTTGACCTTAACACTGTCTCTGTCTGCCATAAGGTATGTTACTGTTCCGTCTGTCAGTTTTACAGGATATACAACTCTTACAGCCTTACTTGACAATCCTTTTTCTTCCCATTTCGGGGGCGTAACTTCCAGACCTTTATGCTTGGGTGGTATATATTCGTCTCCTTCTTTTATGACCCAGAACGGATAAACCTTGTCAACGTCTTTTCCATAGTTGGAAAGTAATGAGTCATAGCCTGTTCCCTCAATACCCATTTCAACGACCTTTACCCACTCATTTCCCTGCTTAACGCTTCGTAACTGGAAGTAACACTCTCTCGGATATGCGCTCGCATTCAGTTTAAGGCTTGCACACTGCTCTACAATCTGTCTAAGGTTGCTTGTATCAATGCTCCTCATGTCTGCCTTATCATCATTCTTAACAAGTGTATAAATGCTTGTCATAGCTTCCATTGCGCATTTTTTTGCGTAATCATCAAATTTTACCCCACACGCTTCATAATCTCTTGCAATAAGTCCTGTGATTTCATTCGACCACTGGCTTAATGATGTTGTAAATTCTTTTTTTTCTGCTAATGCCTGCTTTGTATCTGCCATAATTATTCCTCACTTTCATTCTTCTTCATTTCTGCTAACATCTTTTTTGCGTCTTCCAGTGTGAGAAGTGCATATCGAGAACCGATTGTAGCCGGAACTGTCGTAAATTCATCAATTCCAATCATTACAAAAATGTCACCGTCTTTGTCAATTCCAATAGCTTGTACTTTTTCGTTCTCATTGTACTGTTTAATGCAAAGTCCTTCGTTCCCGTCATCGTCCTCATCATCAATCCAATACAGACTGTCTCCAATTTTGCACGGAAGAACTAATAATCTGCCCTGTTCTTCTAAGTCCTCATAATATTTTAATTTTTCTGCAAGTCGCAAAATTTTTATTATTTCCTGTGGTGTAGCTTCTACTTCTAAATCAAAAGTAAATGCCACACCGCCTTTATCACTTGTCATTGTCAGTCTTTCCATTTAAACCACCTCTAACTTCTCATTTTCATTTACAATCAGCATAATCAACTGTGAATCAACCATTTCAGCAACATTTAACTGATTATCATCGTCAAGTGACTCCGAATCATCAAGAAACACTGGCGTGCTGATTCCACACATTTTCTGAATCGAATTGCAGATATCCACTCTTCCTAAAATCCTGTTACCCTTGTTGCTCATGGTCGTAAGAATTGATTTACCCTCTACAGTAGGTATGCAAACGGATTTATAATTACCGTTCTTTGCTGTGTCAAATAACTGCCATTTAACTAATGAGAAGTGGCTATTGACCGCATCTGTCAAGGCTTCATTCTTTGCTCTGTCTAACTGATCTAACAGGGCAAGTATTTTCTCTGCATCCGTTTTCGCCTGTTCCAAGTCTGTTTTCTGATTTCTAAGTTCTTCCAGTCTTGTTTCATCAGATTCCGTATTTGTAGAAGCTATTTTCTTTTCAACCTCTGCTAACTGCGCTCTGATTTCAGATTCTTCCAGTTTCAAAGATTTCTTGATATCTGAAAGTGACGTTGACTGCTTCAATAATTCTTCCTTACGGACGATTTCAGCCTGTACAGACTTATAATCTTCCCTGTCGTGGATATCAACATACTGTGGGATAGATTCTAACTTTGTGGTAATTTCTGCGTACTCTTTATTTACAGTGTTAAAATTTTCATTCAAATCAGATAACAACTGTTCTTTATCTTTTAATAACTGCTGTTCTTTTTCGATTTCTCCTTTAACCTTGAATCCGTCTGTCTCAATTTTACCGATTCTATCAGTTTTTGACTTTTCAAAGGTTTCCATGAGATTCTTAACATCTTCTTCCGGCAACTCTCTGTGACAGGTAGGGCAGATAGCTGTATTGGAGTCAAATTTCTCTGCATTGACCGTTTTCCATGCATTCCGCAGTCTTGTCTTTTCCTCTGTCAATTCTGTAATCTTCTTATTGCTATTGGAAATTTCATTCTCTGCAAGCCTGATACTGGATTTCAGGCTGTTGATTTCAACGCTCTTATTCATCATGGTTGCCCTAAGTTCTGCCCTTTGAGATTCTAACTCACTATTAGCCGTATTCTGCATTTCAGAAAGCTTCATTTGCAACTGCATGATATCCTGTGTAGCCTTATCGTACTCTGCCAATAAGTTTTCATTCCCTGTCTGCTTGTAAAGGTTCTGTTCAAGCTGTTCCTGTAATGCATTTTTCTGTAAGACAAGTTCTGCTGTGTCAATGTCGGATTTAATCTGAATATCACGCACTTTTTCCTTGATCTGACCGTCCATAACAGGTATCTCCTTAGCAACCTTTGCTTTTGTAGCCTTATTCATGGCAGATAATTCCTCTGCTGTGTACTTTTCCAGTAAACTAGCCAATTCGGATAAATCCTCATTCCCCTGTGCAATATCCAAATCTGTAATAGTTCCAACCTGTGCGAACAAAAATTCTCTCATTTCAGACGGTTTCTTATCAAGAAATGCATTTATATTACTGCACATTTTCCATGTAGCAATGTCGATTTCAAAGTAATCATTGAAGTCTCTAAGAGTCTTTGGAACATCATTGATAAAATATTTGTTATCGTCCTTGTAACTGCTGCCGTCTTTACTGCATGTGCGCTTCTGCACTTTCTTAGCCGTAACTTCCTTACCGTCAATATCCAGCACTGCTGTGACTGCTGTGTCCATATCGTCTACGCTCTTGCCGTCAACTGTTCTTCTAACCGCTGGATTGTCATTTAATTCATAGTCACAGTTGAAAAGCAGCCATGTGTAGGCATTCACGATACTGGACTTGCCCTTGCCATTCTTCCCCATAATTCTTGTCAGTTCTGAGAAATTAAATTCTGCCTGTGCATACATCATGAAATTTTCCAAAATCAGCTTCTTTAATCTAATTACTTTACACATCGTCAAACTCCTTTCCTTCTGATGAATCAAACAGTTTCTTTTCTTTCTCTGCCTGCTTGTTTGCTTCTTTATAAAATCCCATGATTCTTAATGCGGTCTTTATGTTGCAAAAGTCCGTATTAACGATATAGTCAACCGCTGCATCAACTCTGCTCTCTAAAGCAACTAACTGCTCATACCGTTCCTGCGAAATAGTGACCGTATCGCAGGATTTACTTTTAATCAAATCTTCCACGTTCTCACTCCTAACTTCAATTCGTTTCCAGACAGTTCGTAAACTGCCTTAGTCCGTCCGTCTTTCTCATACTGCCTTGACTGGAATCTTCCTTTTATAGTAACTGTCTGACCTGTTGCTAAATTCTTTGCAAATAAAGCATTTACTGACCACACAATACACGGTATGCAATCCGTTTTTCTATTCTTCCTGGAAGATACCACTAGCAACTCTGCTATATATCTTCCGCTTTGGGTCTGCCTGAACACTGGTTTTTTGACGATAACACCTGTTATTTCTGTGTGGTTTCCATCTGCTTCAAATACCATTGATATAGATTCTACATGGACAAATAACTCTAAGTGCGTCCGTTTTCCGTCAAACACCTGTCTACTATGGATAGCACCTGTTATTTTATGCACCGTTCCGTTTTGAATCTGATTTGCAATCCCCTGTTCTGCGATACATGGAATAATGTCCTCATATCCGCTTAGTCGTCTTACAATCATATGAAAGCTGTAGAATCTGATTTTACCTACCGTGTGGCTGTATGTAGGTTTTTCATTCATCCTGCCGCATAGCGTTATCCTGTTCATCTTCCAGCTCCCTTCTGATGTTGAATGCCAGTAAGGAAACAAAACCGCTGTTCGTTTTGAACTCACTCCCGATATACTTTTTGTAGGTAGGAGTTCTTGAGTCCGCAAGTTCTACTGTGCGTGTTACAACTTTATGAACTGAACCGCCTGTAATTCCATGTTCAGATGCAATTTCGTCATACATATCCTGTAGTTTCTTTGTCGGATTTATTATCTTTCCTACAGTCAGTTCCACGATATAGTAGAATCCACGCATACTGGGTTCTATTCCCATAGATATCAAGGCATTCTCAATTTTTCTTAGCCTGTTATCCATGGCTATTCCTCTTCTACTTCAAATCCGACTACATGACCGTCATTGATCAAGACTCCAACACCTAAGTCCTCACACATTTTTTCTACTTCTGCAATTGTAAAATCTCCCATATCCGTTTTCCTTTCTTCTTATTTAAAATAGCATTGCTTTTGTCAGTCCTCTTGAAGCCGATTTCTGAAACTGCTTCATATCCTCTATTACCTCTGATTCTTTTCTTCGGGAATCCTCTACAGACTGTGCGATCAGCATTTCTGCTGTCTCCTCGTCAAAGTGCTGTTCAAATCTGAACCGTAAAGCTCGGATGATATTTGCAAGGTCAAGGCACATTTCTGTATCTTCGCCGATGAAATCCACTTTTGAATCATTTGCTATAATCATGATTCCACCTCTTCTGCTAACTTAGCCATTTTCCAACTGGTCATGCTACCATTGTATGTGCTCCAAGATGTTTTTCCTGAACGCCATGTGTACACTATTCCGTTCTCGTATTTTGCAAAATGTCTTTTTTTCCACACTTCTTCTTCGCAATCTCTTACTAAAATCGGCGCATCAACAGGTATTTTGCTTCAATCAACAGGCGGTTCTTCATATTCCTTTTCTGCCCATTCTTTATTTAATTTTGAACAATTCCCTGTCATTTTGTCAAAAATACAATCTATGCAACTTATTTCTTCACAGCAGACTACTTTGTTTTCTTTACTCACAGCAATATGTCCTTTGTCGATAGCAATATCAATAATTTCCTTAGCATATTTTTCTCTGTTCTTCATACCTCAAACCTCACTTTTCCAGTTTTATCAAAACATCTTTATTCAGCCAGTCAATGTCGGTAATAGAAACTTCCTCTTCGACTTCAACCTCGGCATAGATATTTTCCTTGTCTTTTGTCTCGACAATTTCTTTTACCAGTGCATCTGTCTCAATCCTTGCATCAAATATCACTTCCGCATCAGCAGGGAATCGAGTAAGCTGTTTGATTAAATCGTAAACTTTCATGATTCATCCCCAATGTGCTAATACGTTGATGATAATAGAGTATATTGATAAACCTATAGATATTCTGCATAATGTTTTAGTGCTTATATTCTTCATTAATATCCCTCCTTTTTCTTATTTGAAAGCGCAGTACTCAATTTCATACTCTGAAACTATTTTTGTAAATATCTCACGTAATTTCTTATCTTCCTCAATTACATCCATGCGATTCAACTTATTAATTTCTGTTTTCGTACATCCATTATCAGTCATGCGCTGTTTACGGTTTCTTAATCTGGTAGACAAATCGCATCCTGCTCTACGTTCCAATTCACAATACATTTCTGTACGTAAAAGATTAAATGGTGTAGATGCACTTTTCTGAATACGATTAAATTTAACATTGATTTCATCACGCCAATTATCGAGAACAGGTTTTACTGCTTCTTTGATATGTTCAGTTGTCTCAATGGCTTTCTGTGCTGTTTCCTGTGCGATAGCAATTTGTTTATCACGTTCCTTGTCAGCAAGTTCTTTTTGAACCATTTGATTAAGAAGTCCTTGCAATGCTTGCAATTCTGGAGATAACTGATCGTTGACGCTTTGATGTACATTGAAATAAGAAGAAACTAATTTTCTTTGCACTTCCCATGCCAAATCATCCGTGAATGACTTGACCAACATCAGATAGCCCTGTTCAGTAATGAGTGCTTTGCTCATAAAATCCTTGTCAGATATAGGAAACATGCGACTTGTACGAATTTCGTCCGCGCTTACAATGAAGTAATCTTCTCCCTCAACAAAGCGTGCTTTGTTCGTATTAAAATTTCTTTTCGCTGTTCCGTCCGGTCTTTCGTGAACCATATCAATGTCCTTAAATGTAACTACTCTCTGACCCTTATATTCTTTTATGGAAATATCAGCATTTCCAATGTGAATTAATTTGTTCAATTCTTCTCCTTTCCTAAATTCTGATAAATTATTCTTTGCTTTCGGACACCTCTTTTTCGCAGAATTTTCTGCTATGTTCTCGACCCTTCCTAAGATATATCCCTTGTCAAAATCCTACATTTTAGGAATCGCATCTTTTAACTTCTCAACAATCTGTTTTTCCTTTTCACTCATTCAATTCACTTCCTTTCCGTGGTATAATCACCTCAAAGGAGGTGATATTATTGGATAAAAATAATTCTGAAACATTTCAAACATATGACTATGTTAGCTCTGGTACTTATGTTTGCTTGCAATGCGGAGGTCAAAGTCAAAAAGGAATCATAACCGTAAAGCAAGGAGAAATGTTACCAGAATGCAAGGAATGTGGTTATACTTACTGGATTAAGGTAATGTAAACCACCATTTTTCCTCTTCTTTAAGCGTCTGGTCTGTGATTTCGTAATCTTCATTGACCAGATGCTCTACAAGGAAAGTCTTTTCGTCGATTACTCCATTTTGACAAATTCTTGAAATATGCAAGTACTTCTTTCCATCTTTAGTGAATGGAATCAATATCATACTTTGCAAATATTTAATTTTTACAAAATGTCTAAATAAAAACTTTTTAATTCTATTCATATTAATTCTTCTCCTTTCTTAAAAGTTAAATGTTTTGTACTTCTAAGGTAAAAAAATAATCCTGTATATCTTCCTCAGATAATCCAAGAAGATTAATAGCTGTCAATATTTCGTTCTGCTTCCATGGTCTTTTTCCGTTCATTTTAAGAGATAAAGTCCTTTCAGAACAGCCAAGGGCATTGGCAAAATCATATTGACTACCAAACTTTTCAACAATGCGACCTCGCAATTTGCTGTAATTAAAAGCCATATTTTATTTCTCCTTTCTTTATTTTCTAGTTCAATGTTTTGAACTATTTGTATAATAACATCATAGATTTCTTTTGTCAATAAAAAGTTCAAATATTTTTACTTTTAAGTTTTTCATATTGAACTTTTGTTCAAATAGTGATATATTATTTTTAGAAAGGAGGTTAATACAAATGAAAGAAAATACGTCTGATAGGCTAAAAAAAATAATGGAAGAAAGAAAGATAAAACAAGTTGACATTTTGAATATGTCTTTGCCTTACTGTAGAAAGTACAATATTAAGATGAATAAATCAGATATTAGTCAATATGTATCTGGTAAGGTTGAGCCTAGTCAAGAAAAGCTAGTTATTCTAGGAATGGCATTAGATGTTTCAGAAGCATGGTTAATGGGTCTTGATGTTTCACCGTTTCGAAGAGGAAAAACTGGAGAAGCTAAAGAAGATGTTGATTTGCTTTGGAAAATTTCATTGTTAGATCAAAGAGATAAAGAAACTATATTAGATATGATAGATGTTATGTTATCTCGAAAAGAAAAGAAGTGAGTTATCCCCACTTCTTCAGAAAAAAAATTATGAAGGAATGCAGGTACTCTAAAGTGCCTGCATTTTCTATTGTGCCAATAATTTTATTGATTTCTCTCTTGTAAAATTCTGCATCATTGCCATTATCCCCTGCCATATCCTTGCCCTCTCTACAACTATGTAACCCACTCATGCAATCATCCTCTCTATAATGTTTGTACTAATTATAGAATGTATGTTTGCATATGTCAACAAATAAATCAAACGTCTGTTTGCAATGTTTGGTAATTCGGGCGGCATGAAATGCCACTAACATACCGCCCAGACCAGAACTTGAAGAACCACATTATTGTGGACAAGTTTATTGTACGTCTATAAATACAAGGATTCAAGAAAATACGTTCGACAAATTTCGACAACACACTCTAAAAAAGTCGATATCGTGGCTTTTCTTCCCCGAATATCCAGTACCGCAAGTAATCGTCAAGGATAATTGCAATTGTTCCTACAATTATCCATAAAAGGCTGAATGGTAGGCATATCTGCCCTAACAGGTTAAATGGCATATTGCTGTAATCCCATACATTCCACCCTAACCATATATTTACGATAAGGCCGCACAGGAACTCTAACAGGGTGATAACCAAAGCTACCCTGACAGACTGTAAAACAAGTGGGCAATCCCAGTCTGTATATTCGTTCTGCTCTCCTGCATACAGGAAACAAAGACCGCCCAACAGGAACATTGTCCAATGGCTATGACCACGGTACAGCAGTTCAATTATTACGTAGAGAAAGCCACCTATCGCAAACAGGATAAGTGGCTTAATAATCTTACGCAATACCTTTACTTGCGTAGATATCCGCAAGCACTTCTGAACGGTATTCTTTAGGAATTGTCATGCCATAGGTTACATTCTGTACGGACGTTGAATCTTCCATTGAATTGATATAGATACGCAAATCTCTGAAATACGTAACAGCAAATGTCACAGCTTGCATAGCTGTTTCCGTAATCAATCCCATGTCAGTATTGGAATAATACTTACATGGTTCATTCACATCTGAAGTATGCCACGGTATCTGTGTTTCTCCCTGCGCAACCTTAGTCTGCAATCCCATAAGGCTTGTCTGGTCGTGGTCAGTCAGTGTAAAATGTTCAATTGTTCCGTCAGACAGGGTAACATCAACACCGTTTTGAATTGATTCCTGCTGTGCAGCGTTCATTTCTGCAATCTTCTGCTCTTTCAGTTCGTCAAGTGTCGGTTCAACAGGTGTTGGCTGTGGCTGTTCTTCATAAACAGAACCGTCATTAGAAAGCTGATATCCGTTATACTCTGCGGTTGTATCATCATTCCTGTATACAGTATTATAGCTGTGGTAAGAATCACCGCCAATGTCAAGTTCTCCTTTTTCGTCTAAGAACAAATCAAATCCGCTTTTATCTACGGTAACCGCATCATGGAATTTCAGTGTTACGATATGTTCCGATTCTGGAACTACGGTACACTGGATTATTTTTTGGGAATCTAAAAATTTTAAATACATATATGTCTCCTTTCTTTATTGAAAATTTATGTAAGTGTCTTGGTATAACTTTTCTATTCTTGTGCAACGATTGAGCTAAATAGTAATTTAGGGAATGACGACAGAGGAGGTTATTCTATCTATATTGATGGAAACGCAAACCCAAGTATATGTTGTGGGTTATTTTACAAGAATTATAATTGGAAATTACTACATATACAACACTGGTATTATACCGAACTGGGTACAAGGACTTGGTATGATATTCAATTAAAATGGAATCAGGCAACACTTAGTTTTGATATAACCATATTAGAAGATTGTTATTATTCTTACAATATTGACATGAGTGACAAGAAAAAAATATCTAAAGGTAAAATTATATCTGTATATCATAGAAATGTTACCACAATCTATTTCCAAAGTGTATAGTTATGGGGGGGAAGACGCTAAAGAACGTGAAGTTTATCTAACCCCTGTAGCACAGTTAGCGCTTATAAAATATCTAAAAACCAGAGAAGATGATTACCGTCGGCTAAAATACAAATAGTTGGAGACTTTAACTATGTCGATGTGATATATTCTAAAAATAATTATGTAAATCTAAAGGAATCAAATAAAGTGGAATTTTTTGATTGGATAGATTACATTGTTATATGTATTGAAACACAGCACAAACAGAATTAAAACGTGTCCATCCAGAACTACTACCTCCAGCACTGCCCATGACGGCTGCATAACCGTTGGATGGATTTGCTGTAACTATACCATTTTCATATTTTACAATAGCTCCATAATGTCTATACTGGGACAGTCCATAATCCTCATTGCGACCTGAAAAATCTCCGACATATCCAGCAACAAATTTTAAATGAGATATGATTTCTTTTGAGATTCCCTTACTTTCCAATGTAAAAGACAGACCTCCTGTAACAGCAAGATACATACCATTTGGAACATTAACATTCCCTAAATTACTATTTAATGCCTTAACTGCCAATGCCCCAGCAATATATCCAGACTGCGTATTTGCCTTTATAGTTTCTAAGCTGTCAATAATCTTGCTTGCGTCTGCCGCATTATTTACAGCTTCATTTGTGGCATTAATCTGCGCCGCTCCGAATGTGCTTCCAACCTGTGTATAATCTGTCACATCTTCAAAACTGACTGTACCATCACTGTTCTGAATCATGTTGAATCTACGCTTCCCGTTCATATTTTCTTTCAATATATCATCTTTAAAATTGACAGGTAAATTTGCCTTTGCCATTATTTTATACCTCCCTTTTCTTGTCCTAATCTCATGGGCAATCTATACATTGTAGGTTCGGTCACTGTCTCTTTGACAGCAACCGATATTTTAAATGTTTCCTTTGTATTTACTGGATTCTTGGAAATTGTAACATTGGTTATTACTACGCCCATAAGCACCGCCTAATCCGTAGCCTTAACGGTTACTGTAAATACTTCTCCTGTGCTTACTGGGTTCGGACTGATTTCTACAGAATTGATAACAGGTGCTTGCGTATCTAATGTCACAATTCTTGTAACGCTGGAAGAAAGACCACCGTTATCCGTGGCAGTGACAACAATTGTATTTGCTCCCTCTGCCAGAGTAATTGTTGTGTTAAAATTGCCACTTGAATCTACTGTGACATTAGTAGCTGTACCGCCATTTAGCTTAACTGTAACCGATTTGATTTCTGCTGTAACATCACTGGTCTTGCCTGTTACTGTGCATGATGCAACATTTGTGACAAGATTATTAGTCGGTGCAGATACGGATAATGTAGGCGGCGTTGCATCTACTTTAAACGTTACTGTACGCTCTGTAGCGGCATTTCCGTCATTGTCCTTGGCGTTTACCTTGATAGTATGGTTTCCGTCTGCAAGAGCCGTAGGAATCGCATAAGAGCATGAATATCCATTTGTTATTGCAGTCTTTGTGATCCCACTTGTCACAGCACTACCGCTGTCAACCGTAATGCTGATACTGTCAGAATTAACACCGCTGTCTGCATCTGTAACAGTAAAATTAACTGTAGGCTTTGTGTTATTAGTTACTTGGCTTTCTGTAGGCGAACTAATTACAATGGCTGGTGCAGTGGTTTCTTTTACTTTTAATTTTAGCTTGTTTCCAAGTGTTGCGTTAGTATCGTTGATTGTGGTACTGTTTCCTGCACTGTCTGTAGCCTTAATCGTTACAGGGAAGTAATGACCGCTGTTATTATTGTATGAACTTGTACTTGGTGCTGTAACACTTGCTTCATACAATCCAGTAGAGCTATTCAGGGTCAGATTGTATGTAGTACCTTTGATTGTTGCTTGTACGCTTGATATAGCCATTTATATTCTTACCTCCCTAAATGCTCCCAGTCTGAATGGCAATTTCCTCAAAGTGGCTTTCTGTCGCTCCAAAAGGTCATTCATTTGCAACGTAGCCGACTCTATACGGTTCAATTCATCCCATTTGATAAACTGTCCGTTATCAAAGAATCTTTGTGATACGCCGTAGTCCTGTGTGAATATGTTCTTGTTTATCGTGTCTAAATTGGATTCAAAATTATTAAAAGACGCCGCCGTAAACCATCCTGTATAATCTTCAATATCTGCGCCCATATCCACAATTGAAAACTGCTTATATACTTCCTGTGCTAGTTCATACAGATAGGTCAGATTGTTCTTAATACGGTTATAGTCCACATAATTGAATCGGTCATTTATTGTCCAGTTAGTCTTAGGAGTATGCCATAGGCTTACTTCTGCTACCGTTGATTTATCTATGGTTACATTTCCTGCATCATCATAGGCAGACACCGTAACAGGATAATCGCCCGATTCTTTAGGTGCTGTAAGGCTTCCAGTATATGTTGAATTGCTATGTTTTAAATCGGTTGTATCATCAGCAACCGTCGCTGTTACTTTAGTTATTGCCAATTACAGCACCGCCTTTCTTGCTTTCATTGTTCCCGACCACGCACCATTGAATGATATCTCATTTTGGTACGTCCTAATCATGGTTTCTCCACGGTCTTTTAATTCCATATAATATAAGTCGTTAGCATCTGTCCTTGGGTCTCCACGCCATTTAATCTGATAATCAACATCACCTAAATAGTAGCTTGCAAGCCATTCCTCTAGGTCTTTGGCTAATTCTGTAGTACTGATTAACGGATTTTTCCATGTCTTAATATCCCCATTGTCATTATGCGTGACCGTGTAGCCGATTTCCTCGGTAACGTACTCATATCCTTTAATTACATACTTAACAATCGTTTCTTCCGTAATGCCGCTAAACTGTAGAGTGGCATAATAACTGCTACTGTCTGTAATCTGCACCGATATAGCGCTTGGAATCGGATTTCCACCGTCATCTGTTCCGTTATCAATTACTGCTGTCAGTCCGTAACAGGGATTTTGGAAGTATACCGTATGCACATTGTTAGCAGGGCTAATGGTAATCTCTTCTGTAGAAATATCCTTATTCTCACTTGATTTACGGTATTGTGTCTTAATTATGCTGATAGCCTTAATCTTATTCTGCCTTACTGCTGTAGGGCTGGCTGTCATGTCATTTCTTGTGATATGGTAGTCAGTGACATCCCCGACAGTGATATTATCCACTGTGATTCTGCTGTTCGGCTGTGCTTTGGTAAATTCTAACGCCATTTTATCAAACAGATTAAATTGTTCAAATGTGGTATATTCCAGTTCCCCGCCCTGCTCTACCGTGTAGCTGTCCACTTCTAAATCTTGGTAATATGTCGTTACCTTAAACTGATCCGGTGCAACATTCCTGAACTCTATCTGCAATCCATACGCTACAAATGCCGCTTCAAGATTAATGGTAATCTTTGGATTCTCTGTAAAAGTTCCGCTTGCATCTGCTATCTGTGAACTGATATAACCAGTCTTTAAGTAATTGCTGTCAGCAGGCATAAAAAATACAGTTCCGTCCACTTTGGAAAAATCAGAACTGCATATCGCATAAGCTTCTTTGTCCTCTCCGTTCAGTACATCAGATACATGACTATACGCTGTTTCTCCATTGGATTCTGCTGTCATGTCGGGTATGAATGACGCTTGCATATGGATTTTACTGTTCCTGTCCTCAAATAGTACGCAACGCCCTGCATTGGCAATAATCTGTAATGCTTCGCTGTGCTTTACTGCTGGCATAGGATTCTGTACCTTGATGTTCTTTAAATATGGGTCTATTGAGTATTCTCTTTCATCCGTTATTCCTGCATCATTCAGAACGTCAATAGCAAGGTCATATAGGCTTATCCCGTTTTCCCTGTAAAGTCCACGGTAGTACTTACCTGTCAGGTAATCGAACCTGTCTGTTGCAGTAAACTTGGCTTCCGTATCAGTTGCCGACCATGTGTGAAGGTAGGTTGTTTCCTCTGGTAGCCATTCTATTTCGCCATTTCCAAACACATCATATCCGAATTGAATCTTTACTTCCTGTCCGACTTCCATGTAAGCAAGTGCGCTGTCTGGATTGTCGGGCGAATAGTATTGATTCTGATTATCTATCGTCAATGATATATCGTTAGACGGTATCGTATCTGTTATGGAAGATACATATTGCTTACCGCTGTATTTCTTTACTTCCTTGTTGCTAAATGCATTTGTGATACCGCAGTAAAACTGATATATTCTAAGTCTTCCCTGTCCGTTTACCATTTTGGTAGGTGTGATAATCAGATAGGAAGTGCCGTTGAATACATCTTCTGTCACCCAGTAGCTTTTATCATTACCGCTGTAAGAGCGTGTAACGCTGTCATTTTGGACTGTAAAATCAACTGGGTAATATTCTCCCCAGTCTATTGTTAATCCCTTTATATCAAGTCCTGTGACGCCAGAAAAGGATATATAGATAGTACCCAATATGTTGGCTGTCACAATTCCATTATTGTAATAGTCGTTGTTCCGTGGCGGAAGAAAATACATCGTACCGTCCACCTTGGAAAAATCTTGCTCCGCTGTTGCGTATACATTGTCTACCGTGTAATTATTAAAAGGCTTTCTCGCGTCCGAAAAGTAAGTAACCGCCGTACGATCATCTACAGCAACATTTTTCTGCGCCTGTGAGTTTATTACACCGATTGTCGCTTTTATATATCCCCTGTTACGACCTATGCCTTTCATGGACTGCTTATAGGCTTTTGATACGTTCTGCATAACTACCACCCACAATCTATAAGGTTGAATGATAAAGTCTCGTCTTTGGTTATCATATGCGTAAGTCGGTCAACGAATAGTGGCACGCCTTTTCTGTCTCCAGGGTACATTGTGATCGTAATCGGGTTTCCAGGATTCTTCATATCCTCAAATGTAACAGGTACATAAAATGGTTCTATTGCTTTTAACATCATCTGTCTTTGCTCTACCGTCAGTCCTACCCATTTCAGATTATCCAGCTTATATAAATCTCTTCCGACTCTCTGACCGATAACTGCATTGTTTGCGTTTCTTCCTGCATTCACTGTTGTAGATATAGTCCATGAAAAGCCGACAGCAGGGCAAGGAAAATCATATCCATTGACATTTAAGAATGAACTCATTGACATATCTTATCCCTCCAGCATTGCTTTAACCACCAGACAATCTACCATGTAACCAGACTGCGTACAGGCTTTTACATCATCCAGTGTAGTCAGAATCTTATTCTTGTCAGCCGCCGCATTGATAGCTTTGTTCGTGTCATTTATGTTAGATGCTTTAAATTCTCCACCGACCTGTGTATATGTCGTTACATCTTCCAGTGTCACCGTTCCGTCTGAATTGGTAGTCATTCTGTATCTGCGCCGACCGCCCATGTTTTTATCTAAAATATCGTCTTTAAAATTTGTTGGAAGTGTTGCTTTTGCCATTATGTCAACCTCCTGTTTACTGTTGTTGCAAAGTATATTGTGAAATGTATTACGTTTACATAATTAATAATTTATATAAAAGAAAAACACCTACGTTATGTAGATGCTGTTAATTTCTTTTTAATAGAGCCGAAAATACGGCGCTACTTTTTATGCATAAAAATAGGACGGTCAAGCGCCGCCCTACTTAATTTTCTTCTTTATTTCTTTTATTTCTGCTTCTATGCTATTCAGTTTGTCGATTACGTCTATGTACCTATCGTCTGCCACATGAGCATATTTTTGATTCTCTTTCATGAGAAAATCGTTTGATTTGTACTTTGATTCCAGTAATTTGCTGTTACTTTCCCTTGCCTGTATCACTTCTTGCGCCAGCTTCTGAAATTCTCCTGCGCTGTCCAACTGTTCAAACTCAATATTTTTAATACGTTTTTCCAGCTCGATAAGTTTCTGTTCAATCTCCATATTATCCATAGCAATCACCTACCAATTTTTCATCATTTCTCTTGCTCTTTGATTTGTTTCTTCTATTTCTTGGGTAAGCTGTTTTGCTTCTTTTTCCGACTGTTCAAACGTTTTACCGTACTTTTCAATCTGTTCCTGTTTCCATTCCTCTTGCTCTTTCGCTATTGCCCTGTTATCTAAATAATTAGCGCATACAATAATTAATATGGCTATCAGTGCAATACCTATACCTGTTTTTACTTTATTCATGTAAAAGCCCCCTCTCATTTTGGCTTATTATACCACTTATGAGAGGAGGATTTCTACAAAAGTTTACATAACTTATGCAAAACTAAATCCGTTTCTATTGCTTCTTTCTTCTACAGCGGAAACAAGGCTTCTTCCGTCAATAGAGATTTCTTTACCATCTCTGACTGCATCTAATATTTCAGAAAGCAATGTAGCTTCTCTATTATTATCTTCATACGCACGTGAGAAACCTCTATATGCCGCTTCTTCAATTCCTGCCACAATCATTTCATTACTTGCAACCGCTGTCTTTCCGTTAGAAAACCGTCCTACAAGCTCGTTATGGTTAGCCATGAAAAGTCCGTCCTCTGGGAATCCACCTGTTTGGAATGTAGGTATGCGTGGGAATGATACGTTAGGTATATCAATACTAAAGCTAACCCCTGGTATTTTGCTTGCCGCTTCTGCCAGCTTCTTCAATCCGTCTATAGCACGGTTTACAAGACTTTCTACACCATCAATTACACCGTTCAAGAATCCTATAGCACCATTAGCCGCCGCCTTGAAAGCGTCCTTAAATGCTACTGGTACTTTGCTTAGAACATCATCCCATTTCTTCTTAGTAAACCATGGTGCAACATTAACAGTCCACCACTTAGTAAGATTGGCTACCCATTGAGTAGATGTCTCTGTCCACTTTGTATTGAACGATTCCTTTACGTTATTGAGTACTTCCAGCCACTTTTCTAATGAAAACCATGGTACAACGCTTTCTTCCCACCATGTGACAAGAGCTGTTCCATTCCACCATTCCACGATCTCATCCCATTTGGTCTGCGCCGCTACTAAGATATTCCCCAGCAGTTCAGTCCACTTTTCAACGGTAAACCATGGAAGAACATAGTTTTCCCAAAATTCGTTAATCTTCTCTGTAAACGTATCGAATAGAGAAGTAAATCCCTCAATGATTCCTAAGAAGATATTTTCGCCTAATGGTTTCATTTCTTCCGCAGGGGAATGAATACCGAATACATCTTTTATTTTCCCAACAAATTTATCAAAAAATCTGCTTACTACATCACCTATAGTCAATTCTGAGTTGCTATCTCCCATAGGCTCTGTAATGCCAGCAACTATGTTTTCACCCAGCTCTGAATAGTCTGTAGAATTTGATTCGTCTTTTGCACCTTGGGAATATTCCGAAACCATATTCTTTCCACTATCGTATGCCGTATTATTAATAGACTCTAACTGCGTTGTGGCATTGTTTACCATAGCGTCTATCTCTTCTGTAGACATACTAGCATTGTCAGAAATTCCGCTTGCGTATTCGCTTGCTACATTCTGCCCATTGGTTCTTGCTGTAGTTTTTGCTTCTTCTGCTCCAATGCTTATTGAGTTGTACATTTCTTCATAAAAAGAAGATTGTTCAGAAATAAGGTCTAACTGTTGCTTATTTTCTTTAAGTACGTTGCTAAATTCTTCTACCGCCTGTGAAGCTTTAGAAACTTCGTCTTGATACGGCGCAAGATTAGCATTTCCACCGGATTTTTCAAGTTCATCATTGCAGATTCCTGTCCAGTACGCTAAATCTTCTTGTGCTTTAGAAAGATTCTGTGCGTTTTCCTTGACTTGCATCTGCGCTTCTGCTTCTTGTTTTAATGTTTCTTTCCACTGCTCTGAAATAGCTTCAAGTCTTATCTGTTTTTCTTTTTGAGTAATTAATTCTTTCAGCTTATCGGTAGTGATTGTCAGTTTTTCATTTTCTGAATCATAGTACTCATTCAGTTCGGGCATTTTGCTAATAAGTTCTTGTGTGTACTGTGTAAGTAATTTTTGCTCGTCTGCTGTAAGATTTGTCTTACTGCTTAATGCTCCATATTTATCAGCAAGTGTTTCAAGAAAAAGAATATTTTCATCCTTTGTATTTATCTGTTCTCTAAATGCTTCATTTGTTTCCCTTATTCTGTCTGTAAGGTTTTTTGCTTTTTCTGCTATATTGTTAAAAGTATCTCCATACTTTTTAGACTGTTCCTCTCCAAATTTAGCAAGCTCTAAGTCTATAAAAGTGCTATCCAACTTATTAGCAAGTAATGTGATTGAAAGAGGAATTGCAATAGACCATGTAATGCCAGATTCTAATACAGATGCAATCGCAGTATTTATTACACCTTTTAGCTTTTCTGCTATAGACGCACCAAGACCAGTAAATTTCAACAGTAATACAGATGTTGTAATTGCTGTTTCAATAGGTGCTGCGCTGAATATTCCTATATAGGTTTCAATTGCGGCATTGATAGCCTGCCATATTACTTGACCTACCTTAGACAAAATTCCTTTAAAATCTATCTTCGATATAAAATCTCCTATTTTGTAACCAATATAAGACCATTTTACTTTTTTAAGGTACGTAATCATGGTATCTAACAAGCCGTTAGCCCATGTATTGATAGTATGTGCCAGTAACCCAAAATCAAAATTTCTAAAGAAAGAGTTTACTCCCTCGGCTAATGATTCTCCAAAGTTCCTCCAATCAAATGTAGTGCCAAATGAATCAAGGAAATGTAATGCTGAATTTAAGGAATTTGCTATTGTTTTTCCTACATTACTAAATAATCTGGGAGATATAAGACCATTAAGGAAATTCGCAAGACCTTTTCCAAAATTATCAGCCTTTTTATAGATTTTATTCCAGTCCACATTGTCCATAGCCTTGTTAAGAGCCGCATTAATGGTCTTTCCTAATCCCTCTAAGCTCTTAATACCACTCTCATATCCCTTGAAAATGGTATCTACCTGTACAAGACCGCCTTGTGTCTTATCAACTTTGCTTGCTCCACCACCTGCGCCGCTACCATTTTTATCATTATCTCCAGAGTTAATGTTTAATTCATCAATTCCAAGAAGATTATTTTTCAGTTTTTTAGCGTTCTTTGCCGCATCACCAGTAGCATCCGAAAAATCTTCCATGCCGTCTGCCCAGTCCTCGGCTACACCGCCAGCAGATACCTCATACTGCCATCCGAATATTGAACCTAAAGCATTTGTAACAGTCTCCGCAAATGCAATTACATATTGCATGACTTGATTTAGAGTGCGCACAAATGGCTTGAATGCATTAATCAAAGCACCGCCTATAATGGATGCCAACTGTTGGAACGACTGCGTAAGAACCGTAATTTGGTTGTGCCATGTGTCTGCCGTCCTTGCAAAATCTCCCTGTGCGGCGGCTGTATTCTGCATGACATACTGGTATCGCAACATAGCCTTTTGTGCCTGCGTCATAGATGTAATATCAGCATCTAATCCCTGTTTCAACGCCCATTCCTTTAATGTTGCCTGTGTTAAATCAAGACCATATTTTCTTAAAGGCTCTGTCTCTCCTGTGAAAATAGCCTGTAAATTCCTTGCAACATCCGTCTGTGACATGTCATAAAAAGATGCCATGTCTGCGGTCAGTTTTGTTAATTCCAATGACATATTCGCCATGTTCTTTTGTGAGAATCCCATGGCAACGCCCATAGCTTGGAATCGGCTTGCTACCTGTTTTGCCATCAGCTCGGACATACCAAAATCCTGTATGGATGTCTTGGAAAAGTCCTGTATCATCTTCTCATAATTGCCAAACGTAGTCCTTACAACGTTTTCTACTTCCGTCAACGAGGACGATATGTCGATTGCTTCCCCTAGCTTATGGAACGCTCTGAACAATAGCCAGTATGATGCATATAATTTTCCAAATGCAGAAGCAAGGGAAAAGCTGTTTATCTTTGCACTTTTAGCCGACTTGCTAAAAACATTCAGACTACTTGCAAGGGAATTAGCCGCACGACCACTGGAAGCACCTGTTCTTGCCAACTTCGCCAACGCATTAGTCATGTCAATAAGGTTTCTGTTTACTGTCGGTGCTTTGGAAAGCGTTGTCATAAGCCCCTGCATCGCTGTAGCAAGTTTAGGGATATTCTCTATAGCCTTAGTTGACGATTTATAACCTAACTGTGAAATTCCTTTTGCCAGTTCTGATATCTGTGCAGTAGCAGAACTACTAGCCTGAATATTTCCAAATGCTTTACTAAGCTGGTTCATAGAGGATGCCGCACGATTGATTTTAGTTGTGTCTACTGTGGATATCTTCTCTATGCCCTTTGCAAGCCTTGTAAAATCAGTAGTCTTTACATTATTCATGCTCTGCATGGCATTTGAAAGCCTATTCACACTATTTGCAAGACCATTCAAATTACTGGTATTAATGCTGTTCAATGAAGTAGACAGTTTATCAAGTTTTGTAATCAGCTTGTCAATCGCATTATTCGCCTTTGTTGCCTGCGCTTTAATTTGAATTTCCAGTGAATCTATCTCTGCCATACTGCACCTACTTTCAATTGTTAAAGTGAGTGACTATCTCCAACCGATAGCCAGTAAAAAAGGCAGTAGACTATGACCTCTACCGCCCCTGTGTTATCTTTTCAGATATTCTCTTGTTACTTTTCCTGCCTTGCAATCCACCGTGATTCCTACACGTTTTTGGAAAACTCCGATTGCACTGGCTGTATCATTTCCCAATATACCATCAATGTTGCTCTTGCCTTTTGCATTTGTGGCAGGCAGGCACTTATGATAGATAAGTTCCGTCTGTAGCCATTTCACATCATCACCACGCATACATGGGAATTTCTTATATAATGTACGTGTAGGCTCTGCATATGGGTTATTGTGCGTGTCGTAGACGGTCTGTAATTCGTTTAATTCCCTGTACCATACATTCATATCAACGTTGCCATTAACGCCGCTTACAGTACCTTTTGATGTGTACTGCCAGCCTACCATGTTTTCAATCTGCGGCTGGTACTTCAAGTCCATGTTTCCCTTATTCTTTCCATATGCCGCAATCCACATAGGATATTTCACACCGCCATATGGCTTGATGTAGGAATTGTAAAAAGACTTTCCAGTATACACACCGAATGTAAGCCCATAACTTCTGATAACATCACCGTAAGCGTTGATAATATCAATCAGCTTGCTTCCCAGTCTTTTCTGACAGTTATCTTCCACGTCCAGCCATACCATTGTCTCACGACCATTAAGCACTTCTGCTACTTTCCTTGCATCATTTCTAGCCTTTGTAACTGTGGTCGCATAGCTGTAGTTGTAAACGCCCTGTATCGTCAATCCGTTTGCTTTACAGCCTGACCAGTTAGCTTCAAACTGCTTATCACGGTTCAAGTCCTTACGGATGATTTTAAGGATGGCAAACTGGATGCCGACTGCCTTGACTTTCGTCCAATCAATATTTCCCTGATATGACGATACATCTATACCGATATAGCTCATTTCTTTTCAACTCCCTTTGGATGATTCAATTCAAAATTAACTCTCATGGCTTCCAATTTTGCTACAAACAGTTCTCTCTGTCTGTCCATTTCTTCTTCCGATAATGGCTTGTTCTTCTCTTCAAGTTCCTGCATGATAGGCTTCTCAATGTACTTGCTACGTGCTTTACGTCCATTTAAGCAACGATCAATAGCAACCGTAAGAGCAGATATGCCATATGTGCCAAACGTAAGCCATGCGTCATTGTCATTTTTCTGTTTTTCCAGTCTGTATGCCTGTTCGTATGGTCTTAAATCAGCAGGACAAGACCAGTCTATATCATGCACTGTAAGTCCGTACCCCTTAGTGACAGTAAGCCAATAAGGGCGTACTTCGTTACAGTATATTTCCCATGTTAATTCTCGGCTTTCTCCTTGCTGTTCGGAGTTGCCGCCTGTTCTTTCTGAACCTCCCTCTCGAACATCTTCTTTAAAAAACCGTTAGAAGTCATTTCCTCCTGTAAATCTGTAAAGAAGTCTGTTACGTCTACTTCACCATTATCTACATAATTTCCGACAAGCTCAAAAGCCTTATTTTTTGCCTCCTCGTAACCCTCTTTGGTATCAAGGTTATAGCCGAACTCATCAGCGTGAAACTTCTGCAATCCGACCAGTACCATTTCTGGGATAAATAAAAGCATATTTTCAATCTGCTCCATATTATCCTGTGCGTTCTCTTTCATAGATACGGACATTTTTGCTACTCTTGAAAGCAATCTTGATTTCAGTGTCGGTTCATAACCGAATTTGATTGTGTATTCTTTTTCATTTACTTTAATTTTCATCATATTATTTCCCTTTCCCTTACTATTAGTAAGAAAGGGGGCAGTCCTAAGACCGCCCCTAAAATCTGTCTAACTGTTGCTTAGGTAAATGCTACCTTTGTTTCCATGCCCTTGTATTCCTCGATTGTAAGGTTCATTTCAAGGGTAAGCAGCTCATTCTGTGCAAACTCTGGCGCAGGAATGGCTGTAGGTGGCTGTGCCACAACAAAGAAAGCCTTTTCAAACTTAGGAATAATGGTCTCAAACCACATTCTCTTACCACCTGTTAGTGCTGTGTAAGTAGAAATTACCGTTTCCCACTGTGTGAGAGTTTCTGTTGTAAAGTTAATAGTAACTGCAAATGAACCGCCTGTATCACCACGCCCCTGAATGTATCTGGAAACCAAATCTTCCAGTGCAGATGCATCAATTTGTTCATTCTCAATTGTGATACCGCCGATAGCATTAATTCTGTCCAACTGGGTAAATGTATCTGGTTTTGTTCCTGCTGTATCTTCTACGCCATAACCAAACGTAATACCTAGACTGGATAAGCCAGCTATAGTTGCCGCCATATATACCGTCCTTTCTACCGCTAATTAATGCGGTCAGTGACACACCCTGTTGTGTGCCAGTTAATAGTTATTGTAGTGGATCCATAGAGCCGAATAATCGGCTTGCCCTAAATGTTGCCGTCCTGATTTTATTGGTTATCGTATAAACAGGATTGCTTATCTCAAACCTTTTCCATTTAAAAAAGTTGATAGCCGTTGCGGTCATATCAACTAATTCTGCCCTGTCTTCTGCTTTTTCACCTTGGTAGTTAATAGTGATCTGAAATGTTGGTCTTACAGCGTTTATCCGCTCGCCTGTTAAATCCTGTCCTGCTTCTGTAGCACCAATCTGTCTCATTAGAACTGTCGGAAATTTGGGCGTTCCTGTGACTGCTTCATCCTGCGTCAGATACAGGTTCTTATACTTGCTTCCATATGCCAGCTTCATTTCATGTGAAAACATGTTGAATAACTGGTCTTGCAATCGTAAAGCCCATGAATTATCAATCAACGGTGAACACCTCCTTGGCAGTTTCCATTATCAAGTCTCTAAGTTCATTAGCCGTGTAGTACATGAATGGTCTGCTAGGCATACCCTCTGTAAACCACCATTGACCGTTATCGTCACGGTAAAACCATCCGTAGCGTCCGTCTGCCAACTGTCTTATGGTCTTACCGCTTGCATACTCCCATGTAACACCGTCTGGTAGTTTGCCTGGATAAGGACTTTGTTGTCCGACAATTCCTGTTCCGAACTCTACGAACAATGCGTGGTCTGTTCCTGCCACAACCGCATATATCCCACCGCCTTGCACATCTTTTACGTGTTCAGCGTGTATACTTGAATTAAGTTCGTATGTGAATATTGCATCAAGTGAAGCAACATATGTCTGTGCAATCTCTACGCCCTTTTCAGCGAGTTTTTCAGCTAACATCCTACATTTATACTCTAACGAATTTTGATAGCTTCTCAGCTCCTTTATGACGTTCTGTACGGATTTCTGTGATAATGTCATGGAGATAACTTTCTTTGCCATACGTCCACCTATATTGCTTCAAGCTCTTTGAATACTTGCAACATTTTAGGAAACTGAATTGCGATCCAGTTAACCAGTTCTTCATTAGATGAATAATTATCTAATCCAGACTCACTAAAAAAAGCATGAATTACTTCATGCCTTAAAACTTCGTTAAATCTTTTTTTCTTTGTTTCCATGAAATCATCATCACACAGCATTGCTCCTACATTTCTAACTGTAATTTTTTTGTCGTATTCTTTACAAAGTCCATCACAATTAGTTTTTTCTAATGTATCGTCAATATCAATGCTATATTCAGTTCCCAAAATATTTACATTCTTCATGTTACCACCTACTTAACAACTTTCTGTAACAGGAATAAATCGGCTGTCAATCCCTCATCAGCTACGCCCTTTACAATGTAATCTGCGCTGTTCTCGTCTGGCAATCCATCATCATTCAGAACGACTTCCGATTTCTTCCATACGACATCACCATTGTTGATAGGCAGATATCCTTTATCTGTAACAATCTGTACATATGATGTGCTATCGTCTATGCCGAATTGCTTTACCAATACTTCTGACAGCTTATTACTGATATTTGCATAGAACGTAACTGGTTCAGAGAATCCGCTTACTTCCTTTGTCTTTGGGATCGGATTGCCCTGTGAATCAAGGTATGGAATGAAGTTTCCACTTGCGTCCGTATATCCCTCATACACTGGGTTTCCATATTCGTCAGTTTCCTCAACGGTCACGGTCTGACCCTGCAAGGCGTATTTCATTTTCTGCTTATTAATATCAAGCATTTTTGACCTGTTTATAAATCTGATTTACGCCTGTGCTTGCAAGACCGCTTACAATTCCTACTGCAATTGCATTCAGCACGTCATTTGCCGGAAAATCAGCAATTACGTACATTCCAACTACGCCTAAGATGCCGCCTGCCACACCTACGATAATCGGGATGTAATTGTCCTTTACGCTTGGAATTGCTTTAGCCGCAAGACCGATCAAATAAGTAATCACTACGATTGAAACTACTGTTGATACTGATGTTATATCCATTTTAATCCTTACCTCCATTCTTTAAGTGAATTTCCTGTATTTCGTTATACATTTTGGTTACCATACCATTACCGCCCAATGCGTGATATGCGTTATACATTTCAACAAAATTGTCATACGCATAAGATGGTATTTCGCCGAGTTTCATATACTTATCGTGATATTCGATAAGCTGCACTCGCAAAAGTAACATTGTACCTTTACTATTGGCGTCTTTGTCTTTTTTTTGTTGCTTCAGAAGCCAAACTATATAACCAAGCAATATTGGTAACGCTATGGTGTAAGTCTGTAATAAAATTTCTTTCATTTTATATCTCCTGCAATTTAATATAGGCGCACCGCCCTCCACCTCTTACTGCGCGCCGCCTACGACCATCTTACTGATTCAAGTAAAAAGGTCATGCACAATCTTCTTTTTTCATACAATTCAGAGAGCTTTAACATGCCAAGAAATATCATAATAACATAATATGTCTTCTTTGCTATTCCATGTTCTTGTTATTCCATTTTCTGAATAGCTGGCACTGTAATCTGCTCCTAATTTGTTACGATCATAAAGCGCAAGTTCAACAATAGCTTCTTCTTTCTTTTTTAAGTATTCTTCTTTTTTTGCGCTTGATATTCCAGAAGCATTTATTACTAATTGCTCATTTTGATATAACAGTAACTCAATAAGTGGGTTATCTTCCTTACGATCGAATACAGTAACATCAGACGTAATTCCTGTGTCGGGGTCTGTGACTTCCTCTGTATGAAATTGTCCTAGCCTGATTTTTACTTTCTGTAAAGTACTGTATTTTTCCATACGGACTCCTTATAAGTTTATCAATTCAATAAGCATTTTCTTTAAATCCTCACCGCTAAAGGAATCGGCATTTTGAATTCCTTTTTCTCCTGCTAACTTCTGCAAGTCTGCAGTTCTCATGCGGTTAATGTCTGTCTTTGTATATGTCTGATTTTCTGTTTTAACTTCCTTATCAGCATTTCCGTCTGGAACTTCTGTTCCTGCTGGATACCAAACACCGTTTTTATTTACGATATACGGATACTTCATCCTAGATACCTCCTACTAAGCAGAATGTACTTCTATTACAAATGTTGAATCCATATTCTCATAAGAAGGAAGCACGATTTCTGAAGCTGTAACAGATGTGATTGCAGGAGGACCGTATTCAACTTTCTTAGCAACTGCAATTCCCATACCATACATAGAAACATCTACATCAGCAACCTGTGAAGCTGTTCTTTCTTCTGGAGTAGTTCCAAACCAAGTATTGCCAAGAGAACCACTTGGTAGTAACGTAACCTTATTATCAGGGTAGAAATACTGTTCGTTTCCCTCATCGTCAATGTACATCTTGTCGTAAAGAACAATAGTAAGTTTTGTTCTTGATTTTGTGATAGAGACAACATTATCATCTGTAAGTTCAATGTTTGCCGTTAAGTTCTGCGCAAGAATAGCATTTTTGACCTGTGCATTTTCTAACAGATAATTAAATGTGTTAGAGTTCATAAGCGCATAGGAAGCAATCTTTCCTAATTTTGCAAGTGTTTTTCTTGCATTATTAAGGTCAGTGAGTGGCTTGGAATTTGTAGTATCGCTCCACATAGCCGTGTCCTGCAATTTTAAGTAATGCTTCTTTGTGTATTCTCCGTTAGGGTCATAATCATACTCATACTTAACACCGTCAGATTCAATACCGATTGTAGGATGTCCATTTGTTGTTGATAGAAGAGACATTCTCATTCTTTCTGGCACGACTTCCGCTCCGCTCACAAGAGTATTAGTGTCATCATAAATACTCTGCAATACACCCTGCAAATACGGATCGTTTTCATCTTTGATTCTATCAATTTCCTGTGCATCCTCTTCTGTGACAATCATCTGTTCACGGAAAAATGCCATCTGTGTTTTTTCTGTCTTTAATCCGCCCCTTGCTCTGATTGTTGGCAGCGCATCAAAATTAGACGGTTTCAGTGATACAGGGAGTCCCTTGTGTGTCTTAATCCACTTTAAATCAAGACCTGACTTTTTCTTCTCTGGAAACCACTGTAAACCAAGATAAGGAATTGTATTGCTTGCGTTTTCTGTAGCCGCAAGTGCAATAGCCTTTGTATTTACTACTTCATTTACTAGCATTATTTTTACCTCCTGTTAATTATTCAAAAACAATCATTGGCAATGCCGTTTTTGCAACTGCCGCAATTTCAACGCCTGAATGTGTCTGCGCAATTGTTTTGTCAATATATGCCTTTTTAAGCAACGTTCCCTGTGGTCTATCTTCTGTAACGTCATGTAATAAGATTCCCACTACTGTAGCCGTGTTATCTGCTACTCCTGTAGAACCGATAGGGGTTCCTGCTTTTACAACCTTTTTACCGTTTGCCAGTTTTGTATCAACGCTTGTAAAATCAAGTGTCATAGGGATTCCTTCAAACGGCTTTCTTTTTAAGATTTCAACATCGCCAGCGTATGTTGTCTGCTCAAACTGCATCATCTTAGTTACCTCCTACATAGTGTGATAAAATATCATTGTTCTGTTTCTGACCGCCGTATAACTTTTCAACAAGTTTTTCAGCAGTAGTCTTATTTTCATTTTCTTTGCCAGCCATGCCACCGCCTGGATTAGTAGAATTGTTTGCAATCTCCTGTTCCTTTGCCTGTGCCGCTGCGGTCTCTTTTTCGGACATAATCTTTCCAAGTTCGGCTGTATCAAAGCTGCCATCTTCTTTTACAATTGTTTTTGCCTGTTCTGCGGTTACTTTGAAATCGGTCATAGCCTTTTCACGCAAATCTCTAATAGCATTTTTTTTCTGCAATTCTGCGATCTGCTGATTAGCTGTGTCTAATGCCTTATTTGCCTTTTCAAGCTCTGTCAGATTTCCAGCTTCCAATTCATCCAGCTTTCTCTGCAATTCATCCGCATTATCAGCCTTTGCCTTATACTGGTCTGCCTTATCTTTCTCCTTTTTGGTTTCGCCATTGACCTGATTCAGATAATTGCTTACCTGTTCATCCGTAGGCTCTGCCACTCCGATAGCAATAAGATTCTGTTTTGCCTGTTCTCTTGTCATAAATTACCTCCGATTCACTACGCTTTTTTACGTTGGTTGCTCAACCTGTGATTTCTCCTATTTACCGCATAGGTGCAATTTTATAAAATAAAAACAACTACCGATTATTCCCCGGTAGTTGCCTTATTCTGCTGATTGTTTAATTTTTCCATAACTTCCTGTGCTTTCTTTTCTTCTGCTTTGACATTATCAATGGTTTTCCATAATACATCAAAGTACGGTTTAGAAACTAAATAAGTTTTTTCCGCATCTCCCCAAAGTCCAACTGTTTTTACAGCAACAAGTGGGTGTATGCCTGCCTGTAATAACTGATATAAGGTCTGTGCCTTAGTATACATGTTATCCTGTGGGCTATGGTTTATTTGCACTTCAAAATCCCTCATAGAAAGACCCAAATCATGGTCTTTTATGCGGATAACATTTAAAACCAGCTTTGCAAGGCGTTTTTCTGCTGTTTTTACAAGCGGGTCTTTTAGCTTTGCTCTGGATTTTGAAAAATCCCATCCGTTTCTAAGTTGCACCGCCCCTTGTGTATCGCCGCCTGTATTGCTCTGTTTATTTGGAATTGCCAAAATAGATAAGGCATTATCAATCAAATCTTCTTTAGCAACTTGACATTGCGTCTGGTTCAATTCCTGCGTCATAACATCAACATCACTCTTGTTATCCTTGTTAATGGATTTTACTACAAGAGCGTGGTTTATTTTCATTTTTTTAAATTCTTCTTCGTCAATCTCACAATTTACGAATTTTATCCACGCCTGCACAAATTGCTCTATGCCGTCCATTCTGTTAGACTGCATATTGTTCACAGCGTCCATTATATCTATTACCAATTCGATATCTGATAATCTGGATGGGTTATTTGGGTATTCCACTATAGGAATACTTCCAAAAGCGTGTACTTTCCAGTCTTGCACACTGCTATTTACAATCTTGCATTCATGGGAATCTGTGTAGCATTGTTTATACCAGTTCCCCTCAATGTCTTTTAATTCCTGCACTGCAAGAATCGGCTCTCTCGTTGAGCGGTTGTAAATAATAAAAGTATTCATAGGGCTGGGTGCTACAATTCTGAACGGTATATCTCCATTAGCAAACTGCACCGCTTTAAATGATGTTCCAGTTGCCGACTGCCATTCTCCAGCTTCTATATCTTTTTCCTGCTTATTAGCATCCACAAGATAATCATTCAACTCATCAACTGCATTGTTGGTTTCATCATCATCCTTGCGACTGATATACTGGACAGGCTCGCCATATGTCTGGGCGACCTTGAATTGCACCCATTCGTAAGAGTGGTTCTCGCAAATTTTATTGATAATATCCTCATTGGATATCTTTACACGGTATCTGATAGGTTGGTCACCTTTGTAATAATTCCAAAGGTACTCTATAGCCATTTTGTTAAAGTAAAAGGCTCCAATGCACTGACCAATGACTTTTACAATGTTGTCTTGTGTAATAGTCTCAACATCTGTATATGCAATTTTTCGACCATAACATCCCTTGACCAGCTCTTGAAAAGTCCTGTTGTTCATTGCTTCTCCTTATACAAAACAAACGCCGCTAGAAGTGGCTCTTTGTGGTAATCTCTTTGTTTCTGTCTCTCCTGTGTCATAGTGGTATATGATTCTCTTTTCACATTTGCGGCACTTACAGATTGTATTTGTCTGTGACCGCATATCATGCCTGCCTACCGTTCTATGACATATAGGGCAGTATATTGTTTTTGATTCTGTCAAAATAAATCCCCCTTTTATGCATTAAAAAAGCACCGTCATAAAGACGATGCCTTTTGAGAGAGGTGTGAAAACTTATTGATTTGGTCTTTAACCATTTTAATAATACCACGCTGTATATAGGACATTCTAGGACAACATCATAATCCAATATACTGTTCACCATATTTTTTTTCAAATTCCTTTAATGCCCTGCCATGAAGCCTTGTAATATTGCGAAAAGAATAGTTCATTTCCGTTGCGATTACTTCAAAAGTCTTTTTCTCAATATATCTGGCAAACAGAATATTATATACATTTTCATCATCCATGCTGTCAATTTGACTTATGATTACATTTTTCTTTTCAACGTAACCGTCTATCATTCTATCCAGTTCTTTTTCCATTTCATCTATTTTGGAAAATGTAACTCCCATTCTGTCTGGGTCAGGGGAAGTTTTTACACGTTCATCATTCTGTATAGCCGTAACATTGCAAGCCATTTCCCTTAATTGCTGTATTTCCACCAACTTATTATTAATCATCCTGTTAAGTCTGCTTATTTGATTCAGATACTCTCTTGTCTGCATACTCAATACCTCCTAAATGGGTTGTGGACTGCTTCGGCTTTTGCTGATACTCCTGTACGCATTTCATTTTCAAATAATGCTAAAGAGTCTGGTGCATCATCATGTTTTACTTTTCCGCTACGTGTCATAGTGGTAAGTTCTTTCATGAATTTGTAATACTGACTTTGCCTGTCCATTTTCTTAAAATCTCTGAAATAATAATCACGTATGATATTATCTCTAGCGTTTTCCATTCTGGTTATCTTGTTAGCACAGTTGAATTTATATCTTGCGCTGCATCTGCCACCCTGCTTATTTACAATCTCCATTACATCACGACCAAAGTATTCTCCTGCGCTGTTGCTCTCAAATGTAACTGTTTTGACATTGTGCTTAATCAGCATGTTTGCACATTCTGGCTTGGTAAACTGTGTTCCGGCATTATCAAACACTACATCTACGATATAAACCTCGTTGCCGTACACATAGCCAATCGGCATTGAACAACTGTCTTCTCCCTTATCCGCGCTATCACAAGCCGCCATAATCGCATCTGGTTCACGATCAATAGGAAGTTCCTCAAAGTAATTAAGTTCATTCTCTGCAAACATACGCCCTTTTGCTTCAAATGGTTCTTGTTGAAACTCTGCCGCCCACGTTTCTTCCGAAACAAGTTTTCTTTCCTTTTGGTAGTAAACGGTTGTGAATATTTTCCGCAATCCCTTTTTATCTTTTCGATAAATCTCCCAATTGCTTTCATCTGTGATCGGGTCAAGTGCCGGAATCGCAACTTCTTTCCATCTCCACTCCAATTCATCAGCCTTATTCTGTAATGCTGTAATCGGGTCATACAGACTGTATTTTGTACCTTGGATAATAATAGGTGTACCCTCTAATCTACGTCCAAGAACATCATCCGTAACCTTTTCACATAAAAATTCCAGTCTATCCCTGTTTCGTGCTTCCTCATGGTTTTTTACACAGTCATCAATGTATACAAGAACATTTGCTTCGGTACATCCTACGATTGCACCATCAATCGGGCGGCATGTAAATGTCGGGAAAATGTTCTTGCTTTTAAGGTCGATTGATAGATTTTCAGCACTTTTGTAATCTTTTTCTCCTATTTTCTTTGCTTCTGGAAATACACTTAAAAATCGTTGATAAGTACTTTCTGTCTCAAATCCTTGTAACAATCCACCGTAGAATCTCTTAACAAGTCCTTCTCCTTTACCAACACCAAATATACTTCCATCTGGGTCACGACCGCCCATCATCATAGCAAGTCGCAATCCACCTGTAGTTTTCCCAGTACGTTTAGGTTGAGAAACAGACAGAAAATCAAGTTTTCCGTCATAAATCTCCTGGTATGCTCCGACTACAGGTTGTAGCACTTTTCTTCTTGGGAAATAAAATCTTTTCCACGGATCCTTTTCATCAATTTCAATGTAATAAAAAAAGCTGTCTACCAGATATGCGGATTCAAGTCTTAATACCTCATAGTAATTATTTAAGACTGTAATTTCGGTGTTATTATCTCCGCAGTATATTTCTAAGTCGTAAATATGACCGCCGCCTGTGCTTTCCGCAACTATGTTTTCTATTAAGTTTTTTGTTTTCTTGGAAATTTCCAGTGAGAATGGTATGTCTTTGTCATTATACATACCCCACTGTATAGAATTGACATAGGCTTTTATTACTTCTTCGGATTCCCCATTTTTAACAATGTTATGGATTCCTTTTCGCTCTATGTAATTGTCATTACCTTTTAACTGGTTTATTAAATCCTTACTTGCCAAAAAAGGACACCTCCGCATAGCAGAAGTGCCTTGACCTCTGCCTATAACTTTTCTAGGTTAGCGACTAACTCCTATTGTTAGCCGGGAAATATATTTATTTACCAATTACTACAGTTCCTAAGTATTCAACACTGTCTTTTGAAGTATAGACAATGACTTTATCACTGTGAACTATATTAGGTTTTTCTGTAACTTCGATTTTGTTCTCATTTTCTGCAAAAATAAATTCAACGCTTCCCTTGTAGGTTATCAGTCGTCCATTTATGCAAACTGTAATTATCTCATAGTTGTAAGCGGGGGTACATGAAGCTGTACTTTGATATCTAACATAAATTTCACTTTGTATCTCTTCTATTTCACATTCGTATTTTTCGGTTTTATTAGCCCAATTTAAAAATAATATCAGTGCAACAATGCTAACAACAATAACAATAATAGGAATAATGGTTTTAAAAATTTTTTTCATAAAATCTCTTTTCCGCTGATAATCAGCAATCAAACATTTACTAATTTATCTGCATACCTTGCCATTTCAATTCGTGTTCCGTTTTCGTCTCTTGTACTAATACAAACATACTTGTCATCATGGCTTATCATATCTGTAAGTCTAATTTCTGTTTCATCATCTTTAAAATTGTAGCATTTTCGCATTTCTTCAATGCAGTTATTCATTTCTGTTATTTTCATAATCTTGCCCCTAAATTCTTGCAACTACGTGTTCTTTTGCAAATTCTTCTTTTTCCGGGTCGTAAATAACCGAACCGTTTTTGTCAGTCTTATTCTTATCAAATTTGCAAGTAACCTTTATACCATCCTTGTTACTGCATTCTGCGCGATAATCAATAACACATACTCTCTTCTGCCATTTTCCATTGGCATAAATCTTTGTATAACCGCCAGCTCTTGTTTTAATGATTATTTTACTTCTTGTTTTCTTCATTTATACACAACTCCTTATCTTAATTTTTCATTCATTCTTTCCACCGTCCATTAAAACAACATGTGTTACTTTCCCAGTTTTTGTTACTTGGTCTACTTCCAGTTTTGTCTGAAGCTTATCAATATGCATATCAATATTTGTCATATGCCTAATTTGCTTATCCCCGACACACAAACTTGTACTGCCGTCCTCATACTGTAAAAGTAATAATTTAATCTTTTTGCTTTCCTGCATTTTTGACTTTATCGTTATATCTCTGATAATCGCAAGCAAAATAACCGCTATCCAATAGCACGCATATGCTATTTTGCCTAAAAAAACATAAAAAATTGCTCCTATTACGCAAGCAACAAAGCAAATAGCAATTATTCTGGCATATTCAATTAATGTCTTTGCTACAATTTTAAGTATTCTTTTCATTCCCCATAAATCTCCTTGTTTCTTCATTTATTTTAGAACAACTAGCAAAATTCATTTCAATATGGCTTTGTGGCAGTCTGCCAAACTTTTCCAAAGCATATTTTTCTACCACTTCTCTTGAAATATCTATTCCAAAATTTATCATCGCTTCTTTAGATGGTGGTTGATACTCTGACAAAGGATTATCAATGTTCTTCATTTCTCATAAACCTCTCAAAATCTTCCATACACTTAGGGCACAAGTCGTATGTGGTATTTAAAATACCATTCCTTGTAACAGAATTTCCGCACAGTATTCCTTTTTTAATTTCTGCACCGCACCTGTCGCAAGTGTGCCATTCTTTTTGATGTTTCATATAAAAGCCCTCACTTACAAATCAAGTTTATTCAAATAATCTGTCCCGCTATTTTTAAGTGCCTTGCTAATTTCGTTAATCATATTAGCCATTGCCTGTTCGACTTCCTTTATCTTTTCAACTCTTCCACCTCATTGTAATGATAAATATCTTTTCTGCCAAACACTTGCATTTACAACTATACTATTGTGGACATCTTTCTGTGTAACCATCATTCTGCCGCCTTTCAAACCAATCCGTACATATACAGAATATCAAGTGGTGTTATTCTATCTCGTTTAAAAGAATTTCTTGAAATATAATTTGCCAACTCTCCATCTTTCCATCCGTCCGTACTTGTCATAGAATCATAAATCTGTTTATATTCTCCTGATATTGTCAATATTGGTTTACACTTTATTCTCAAGAATGTTCGACCTTATGCAGCCTCCTGTAGTGAAGCATAGTATTGCTGTCGCTTAACCATCGGAGGTAACCCCCCGTTAGCAGAGCAAATCCTTCGGTTATTCCAATAGCTGATGAAGTATCTCCAGATGAGGGTTTTTAACTGTTCTACAGTCATTGTGGTGGTGTCATAACGCCCATAAAGTAATTCCTCTTTGAAGCGTGCCCACATGCTTTCACATCTGGCATTGTCATGGCATCTGCCACCGGCACTGTTCATGCTCTGAAGAATACCATATTTATTGATTGCTTTACGATATAACTCGCTTGTGTACTGTGTGCCTCTGTCACTGTGAAGAACAGCTCCACGAAGCATAGGATATGCCTTGTAAGCATTATCTAAAGTTTGCTCACAAAGGGTAGCCTTCATATTTGTATCCATAGCAAGCCCCAGCACTGCCAGATCGTAGCAGTCAAAGATAGCTGAAACATACAGTTTTCCATCGGAAGCTTCTATTTCGGTCATGTCTGTAATACATTTTTCAAGAGGTTTTTGGGCTGAGAAATCTCGTTTGATTAAATCATCTGATTTACGGGCTTCTTTATCAGCTTTTGTAATGCCGTTGGGCTTGCGTTTCGGCTTATGATTAAGACCAAGTTCTTCCATGACACGATAAACAGTTCTTTCACCGGGAATGTGTACAGCTTCAGGATGTTTTAGCTGTAATGCCTGATACATACGGATTCTTCCATATGTGTCGTTGCATTCATCCTCACTACATATATCAATCATCGCATCTGCCAGTGCCTGATATTTCCAAGGAGCATCTTTTGTTTTTAGGTATTTGTTAAATGCCTGTCTGGAAACATGAAGCACTTTACAATAAAAAGAAATTTTGCCCTTAATCCTGCCGTCATCCGTTTTAATTGCAATAAACATTAATCTCTGTTTTTTGCTGACTTCCGACGGCTGGCTGCGAAAAAAGCACTTGCTTCCTCAAGAAATTCGTTTTCTTCCTTTAAACGGCGTATTTCCTTATCCTGCTCTTTAACACGCTTCCTGAGTTCGATAAGCTCATCATTAAGGGATAAAGCATTCTTGGGGGTATGAACTGCTTCATTTGCACTGAGGCGGCCTTCCTTAAATGCTTTGATCCATGTGTACATAGTACCTTTAGGGATACCTAATTCGTTAGCTGCTTTATGCCCGCCAATTTCCTGTGCAAGCTTTACCGCCTGTGCTTTAAATTCGTTGTCATAAGATTTTTGGTTCTGTGCCATAGGTTGTTTCTCCTGTTCTCGTATTGATTATGATTATATATCAAAATCCTTGAGAATAGGCTGTCAACTTTTATGATACAACATCATCCGGTCAGTTTGTCAAATTCAAACCATCCCAAGTCAAGTGTCACTCCGTAATCATAAAATCCCCTGTCACACCACTTTCTGACATAATACATTAACTGCTTATATGAGAATCCAAGCCTTTCAAAAATATTCCCAATAGTTCTTATGCTCAATTCACGGTCACTCGAACGCAATTTTCTTTTCTGTTCATTCACGCAAGCTCTAAAAAATATTTCTTCTAATGGCTTCATTCTTCCACCAGCTTTCTACATTTCTGATATATCCTTTATTTCACCATTCGGCAGTTTTACCTTAACTTCGCTCGCAACTACCTTTATTGTAATTTCCTTTGCCATGTCTTTTGAGTAGATACCTGATATATTATCAATACTTGTCGCTCCTTTTACAATTTCTCCATCAAGTGATAATGTAATAAATTTTCCACTTGAGTTGTCAAGTAATGCTTCTTTAACCATCTTCCGCCAGCTTTCTAAACACCATTCATAAACATATTTCCAAAATGCAAATCATTTAGTGCTTTTTCTAATTCGTCTTTGTACCGAAATGGACTTAAAGGACTTGTTATTTCTTCTCTCAATATAGGTGACATATTGTCTATCAAGATACCTTGTGTAGCACTTGCAAGATTTTGCGGTGGCAAATCTGCTAAAGCGCATAACTCCATTCTTTTATGGTCACATTTTTCAGATTTTGGGCAACTTTTACATTTTTCTGCTAATTTGCTTAAAGGTTCTGCCATTACTACACCAACTTTCTGCCGCAGATAGGGCAATAGTTAATCTCAAATGCTCCTTCTCCGTATTCATCAGCGCTATTGTCATAGCGAAGTGAATATGAGTAGCCAAAATTATTTTTTACTATATGAGCATTTCCATACGTGAAGCCGCTTTCAATCCTTTTCTCTCTGCCATCGCAAAATTCACACATTCTTACACCTCAATACCGTATTCACTAAAATAGTTTGCAATATTTTCTGGGATTTCTACACCCATTTCCTTTGCCTTTTTAAGTGATTCTATTTCTTCATCAGTCGGCGCATTTGCAAGTCTGAACCATTGTTCTTTATCAAGTGTCCTACATTGTAAAGCGTTTTCAAAATCTGTGGTATCATAGTTTTCTTTCATTTTCTCTCCTATCTATGCAGTTTCCGTAGGCGGTTCGGACTACAAACAACACCTACGGTACTTGCAAAAATCAGAATGGCAGGAATCGAACCCTGTCAACCCAAACCATGCCAACCGCTTTCAAATCTGCAATTTCTAATCACGGAAGTGTTTGCTGTTTCCAATGATACCACTACCATCCATAAGTCTCCCATCGACCGGAACTATTGCAGTAGCACCCGACTAAGTGGAGATAAGGAATTGATGTGGTGAGGATTTGAACCTCACATGATTGATTTCTGAAAGCTGCTTGTTGCTAATTACGGACAATCTCCGCTTATTACTCGGCAAACATGCTATCAATCAGTTTCTTTGCTTGCGTTTACCCATTCCGCCACACATCTACCACTTGCGTAGTAACTATTTAAGCTATTGCCACTAAGAATTATTAAGTAAAGGGGAATCCGACTGTAACGGTCATATCTGCGTAAGCTATGGTTCGGGGTTTCACCAAGTGGTCAAGTGTTGTGGGATTTCACTCGACCGATACCAGCCGGACGGTCTCTCACCGTCCTTAACAGTAGTCCTAACTGGTGTAGAGGAGATTACATACCTATCTCGGAAGAAAAGGTATATGGTGTGTTCGTCCTGTCCAAAATGCTAAAAACAGGACAACGGTAACGGTAGGAGTCGAACCTACATAACCGTTTGAGTACGTTACCTAACCTTGTTTTATAAAAAGTAGTCCTGTATGAATTATCAAAAAATGAAATTCTATCGAAAAATTCTTTTCTTTGTATACCATGTTATCTATATCAATCCAAATTGTTGGTATAACCGCTATTTGATTTTTGGAAATGCAAAATCCTTTTCTTTCTAACCGATACATAACAAGTCTACCTTTCTGCCAGTTCTATGTATTTCCCGAGATACCATCATTTTCTCTCTTCTCCCTGTGTTCAAATTGGCATTCCAGCATCTTTGATATGTTCTGTCGGTCACATTTAATGCCGTGCCCCTGTCGGAACAACTCACATTCTAAGACTTTACCGCATCTGGAACACTCGTCTGTAATTTGCTTGCCGAAGATTAACATGGCTATGACTTCTTACCTGTTTTGTAAGCGGTCAGAAGTATTTTAAAAACTGACCATGTTATTCTCACTCCTGCTAACCAGAATAACCATGTTGGTGCCTGTAACTTAATCAAAATCCATATAAGAATAATTCCTGTGACCATATTGACTCCTTTTTGTTTTTGAAAATTCACCATTTACCAACCTTGTGTAAAATCCATCAGCATTACAATTAACTGAACAAACATTTCCCAAGGATTTTGTAAAACTTTACTACTTCAACTTTGTTCTTTTAGCTTTGACAGAAATAAACTTTGATTTTTGAGTTTTAAGCATTGAACTTTACCCTTTAATCTTTACAGTAAATTTTTGTTTGTAAATTGCCTATACCAGTTCGGCTATGACTCTATCCCGAATCAGTTGGATTTGAACCAACAAAACATTTACCCATTCTTTATGCAAAAGAAAAGTTTTCGGGTTTCTTTTTGTTTGCATAAGTCTATGCCCGAAAAAGACTTATGAATTGTAGTTTAGGATTTTCAGTAAACAGTGAATGTAATGTTAGTATTCTATCGTAATTTCTGTCAGTGCATTGGAAACTGATAACTGTGAATCAACCTCTGACAAAAATCCAGATGTAATTTTGTCAATATCATCAATTTTCTCAAGTACACCGATAGGGTCTACCAGTTCAAACTGGTTAGAAGTTATAAAATCATTTCTGACTTTCTCAATATCCGCTGCATTTGTTTTACTGTCTTTCTGACCGTAGATAGCAGTTACATACTGGTCTGCTCTTTCTTCAAGACCGTTTTCATTTTCTTTTGATATTCTTTCCTGTGCCTTTATGTAATCTCTCTTCATGGCGCTTGAAAGTCTCTGCTCAAATTCTTCGCCATGGTTTTTCATTTCTATTGCTTCTGCAACTGTATATTCAACGCCGCACACGCTAACTTTTGTAACCGCATTAGAAAGAACCACAGCACGTTTAATAGCTTTTCTCCTGTTGATCAAGTCAACAGCCTTATCGTAGTAAGACCTGATATTCTTTTCAATTTGCGTAACGTCAGTTCCAGCGACCTTATCTGTCGAATGTTTCTTAGCGCAACAGTAAACAGGCGTATTAATAGCCGTTTCAATTCTTGCATCTAACACCTTTAATTCTGACAGTGCCTTGTAGATAGTCATCGTTTCTCTTGTCATTTTCACATACCTCCGTAAACTTTATATTGCATATATGCCTTTTTTATTTTTGAAAAATTTTTAGAAATAGGGTGTCTGGATAATTAATATCTGCGTGTTGGATAAGGGCTTTTTGTTTATCGGGTGGTTTTGCTGACTTAGTAGGGGCTGTCTCGTCCGTTCTTCCGACCCCCACCCCCTGCCTGCCTGCTCCATGCCATCAATCGAACGTATGTTAACTATTCGCAAAATATTAATTTTACGAACTGTTTTGAATCCCATTTAAAACCTTGAAACCCTTATAAATACTGTATTCTAGCTGTTTTCCTTATCTTCCAGTGCTGCATTGTTGCCCTGTATTTGTCCAATAGTGCCATTAATTGCACCGAGATGCTGCAACTGTGTTAATGATATAGTTGTATCAGATGCCTTTTCCCTGCTAACGCCTGGTAGATTCCATCCATGTTTTTTATTAAGTGACGGTAATACTTTCATAGGATTTATACGCTTGTCATGTAACATTGCTTCCAGAGATTGCTCGTTATCGTCCATAATTTTTTTGTGCAAGTCGAATCGGGTGTTACTTGATTTCCAATTATAGATAGTCTGTTTATCTATCCCTGTCATATCTATAAATCCCTTTAATGTAACTTCCTGACAATGATTATTACATATCCTCTTGTATATATAATTATATATATATAATACCTTATCCTGATTATATTGATTATATGGACTAGGCTGTCTCTTATACACATCTGACGCTG